TTTTTGAAGAATCAGGAAGAGTTAAATGTATTAAACTCAGGGGGATTGCTTCTGAAGGTTTTATTATGCCTATAAATTCCTTAATTTCTTATATAAACGATAATGTTAGTTTTGATTATCCTATTGGAACAGAATTTGACACAATTAATGATGAACTATTTGTTTGGAAATATGTTATTAAAACTAATATTTCTAATTCAAAATTAGGTGTTAAACAACCTAAAAAGGTACTCAATATAGTTGAAAATCAATTTCGATTTCATGTGGATACTGTTCAATTACAAAAAGCAATTACTAATATTAATCTAGAAGATATTATTCAAATATCATGGAAGGAACATGGAACTAGCGGAATCTTTTGTAATTTATTAACTAAAACCGATCTCTCCTTTTATAAGAAAGTCCTTAATAAGATATCTAAAACATTATTTAAATATCCAATCTTTCCAGAAGAACATTACTACAAATTTTGTTCATCTCGTAAAGTTATTAAGGATTGCAAATTAAACCCTAATTTAACAAAAGGGTATTATGATTGTGATATATGGAATATTGCGTTTAATGTAATCGAAGAGTATTTACAAAAAGGATTAACTGTATATGCAGAAATCGTTGGATATATGCCTAATGGACAAATGATTCAAAAAGACTACGATTATAAATGTGTATATAATCCTAAATCATTTGATTATCAAAAAATGACTCCTAAACAAATGTATCATGCAAGATTGTTTGATATTGTTGTTTATCGAATAACTTATACAAATGTTGATGGAAAAGTATTTGAATTTTCAACACAACAAGTTAAAGAATTTTGTAAAAAATACGGTTTACATTCAGTTAAGGAACTCTATTATGGTAGAGCAGAAAACCTCTTTCCTAATTTAAATATTAATGAACATTGGCATGAGGAATTTTTAACTAATCTAAGAAATATGTATCTTGAACAAAGGTCTGTATTATGTAATAATAATGTTCCTGAAGAAGGTATTGTACTTCGTCGAGAAGTAAATGGTATAGATGTATATAAACTTAAATCAATTAATTTCCTTGAAAAAGAATCTAAAATGTTAGATAGAGGGGAAATTGATATTGAATCAAATCAATAATTATATGGAAATAAAGGATAAAGTTGAACTTCCTATAATGGACGATCGTATTTGGAAGTTATTTAATATTTTAATTAATACTGAGCCTAAGTGCGTATGCTCTAATATTTTAGTATATAATATCAACGATATAGATATTAAATTAATTTGGGAATATGAGAGAAAAGAAGATAAATTTGAACCATACACTTTTGTAAATCCAATTAACGAGCATTATAAGGATATGGATTATGTTGTTTCTACCATAACCTGTAGTTATTCTCCAAGCTTAGTTACAACAGGAAAAATTAGGTTTTTCATTAGTACTCCCTATAAGAAATATTGTGTTCGAAAACTTACTTTTGAAGAACAGTATATTTATCAAAAGAAATTATACGGAATCTATTTTATTTATGATATAAACTATCTAAATCAATTTTTGCCTAAATCTGATTTATCTGGAATAGATTTAGATGCACCTGGGTATGAACAAGTATTAGGCTATGAACAAAAAATTATTGAAGATTCTGAAAGAGTCAAAAAGGATTAAATATATTTATAGAATAGCTAACTCTTTATATAAAGAAGGATATGAATATATAGTTATTGGCGATCTATCACAAGAAGACTTTCTAAAGTCATTTTCTATTCAATCAAACATTGTTCGATATTTTACAATAGATGATTGGTTTATTAGAATGCAATCAGGAAGTCTTCTTCCTTATGTATGTTCTATTCTTTCTAAAGCAAATAAAATTAAGGAATATTTAAATATATATTCTAAACCAGATCTTTTAGCGTTTCGAAAATTAGTTAAATCAGGAATACTTTCTGATAATGAATGTGTACAAGAATGCTTATGAGCAATTCAAATTATTAAAGAATATCGAGTAAATAGAGTTAATGTTACTAACCAGAATTATATAAAATCTGACATAATTAAAATGTTCTTAGAAGAAGTAAACCCAATATATAAATCAAGTTTAAATAAAACTATATAAATTAAGTATCACTTCATCTATTTGCATAATTTTAAATTATAGTAATGAAACAAAATAAATTAAATAATAGGAGGACCCTGTATGTCTAAGATATTAGTATTACAGGGTCCTCCGTAAGTCTAGCTTCTGGAAAATCTACCTGCGCTAGAGGACTCATTAAAAATAACAAAGAATGGGTTATAGTTTCTAGGGATTCCATTAGAGAATCTAGAGGAGATTATTGGGTTCCCGAACAGGAGGATTATATATCTTCTGTTGAAGAATTTCAAATTCGATCTGCTATTCAACATAATTTAAATGTAATTATAGATGCTACAAATCTTAATCCAAAAACTATTAAAAAATGGAACAATTTAGCAACAGAATTAAATTGTAGTATCGAATATAGAGAGTTTTATATTCCATTTGAAGAAGCGTTAGAAAGAGATCGAAATCGAGAAAGACCTGTTGGAGAGAAAGTACTTAAACGTTTTTATCAAAGATATTATAAAGAAAAATATTTAGAAGAAACTAAACGTACTGACAATAGAAAGATTCTACCTCCAAACCTTAATCTCCCAAATTGCATTATCTGTGATTTAGATGGAACACTTAGTATCATGAAAGATCGCAATCCTTATGATTTAACAAAAGTTAAAGAGGATCGTTGTGATCCAAGATTACAATATTTATTAAACTTAATTAACTTATACTTTAAGAATAACATACATATATTCTTCTTTAGTGGAAGAGAGGGTACAGAGCAATGTTATACTGATACATTTGAATGGCTATCTAAATATATAGACTTTCCTATTACTTTATTTATGCGTAACGAAGGCGATTATCGTCCAGATGAAATTATTAAAATAGAGCTTTATAATAAAGTAATTAAAGATAAGTATAATGTTTTATGCGTTTTTGATGATCGAGATAAGGTAGTTAAAGCTTGGAGAGAATTAGGATTATTAACATTACAAGTATATTATGGAAACTTCTAATAAAAACATTAAAATTGAAGTAATTAGTAATAATATTAACGCAACTTTTGAATTACCGTGAGATACTAGTTATGAAGAAATAGTAAAAGTATTTCGACTAATTTCACTAGGTTTAGAATATTTACCTAATACAATTGACAAATATTTAACAATTCCGAAAGATGACGAGTAATGAATTTAATGAGAAGTATAAAGATCATTTAGAAGAAGGTTTTGAAGGATTGGTTTTTCTAAACGAAGAAATTATAGACTATTGTGATAAAATATTTCAGATTCTCCTTATAACAAATCCTAATTTTACGTATAGCCAAATTAAACGTAAGTGAGGAACAAGTAGGGTGTACATAAATAATGTAGATATTCGGATATGTAAAATAATAGAAGATAATATTGATCGTATTATTCTTAAACTTCAAGGAAATGAAATCTAAATTTGTAATTGTAGAATGACCAGAAATACAATCTTATATAGATAAAGAAGGATTTGATAATAATTGTTGCCTTATTAATGATGATACTTGACTTGATCAATATGGGGCACTTAGTTACTTTGTCAATGAAGAGTGGAAACACAAAGTAGATGAAAAAATATATTCTCAAAGTTATCATAAACTATAGAAATCATGTCTACGCACTGTACACTTACAATTAAATTATCTAATAGAAATTACAAAGGGATATATTGTCATTTTGATGGAGATATTGCTTTAGAAACTTTAAATAAATTTTGAACAAAAGAAGAAGATGTTCAAAAACTAATAGATAAAGGGCATATAAGTAGTTTAGGTAAAAATATTAGTAGTACTGCATTTTATACAGACCGAGGACAAGATCTAAATTTTTATTCTGGAGATACTATTAAGTGAAGAGAACCTTATAATTATATTTATATACCTAACAAACAGCAATGATATTTATATAAAATGAATATAAGTGATATTAACGCTCCATACTTAGAAAAAACTATTTTCTTTAAATATATCTTATATACAACTATCAATAATATAGAATTTACAAGTGATATATTAAATGGGGTAGTTATTACTGATTCTTCGAGTTATTCTTCAATTATCTCGTCTTATATAACAGATATTCATCATGATTTAATGTTAGATTATGATGCATCTTTTGTAATACTTTCTACCGAATGCGATACAAAATATTAACTTCAGAAATAGATGCTACTTCAATGGACAAATATACATATCTTAAAGATATTGAGAAGGTACCTATCCAACATCTAGAAAATAAATGCGTTAAAGGATTCTACTGTAATTGAAACGAGTATACGTTTTGAATAAGTGAAAATGATTTTAACAAAATATGTATAGTAGAAAAATATGATAAAGAAATATAGAAAGAAACCTATTGAAATAGACGCTATTCAATATACAGGTAATAACCTTAGCGAAATTGAAAATTTTGTAGGAACTAATCTTTTACATTATAATACTCAAGAAGAAAATGATTATCAACTAGGAATTCCAACTTTAGAAGGTATAATGAAAGCTTCTATAGGAGATTACATTATTAGAGGAGCTAAAGGCGAATTCTATCCTTGTAAGCCTGATATATTTAAAATAACATACGATGAAGTACAATGTTAATTAGAAATAAAACAGTATATATATTTGATATAGAAGTGTTTCCAAATATATTTCATTGTTCTGTTAAAAATACTGAAACAAAAGAAATAACACATTTAGAAATTTCTTCTAAACGTAATGATTTGATGAAAATTGTAGATCTCTTTTGGCAAATTAAAACAGAAGACCAGAAGGGTATTTGAAACCGAAATTATACTACTGATCTACAATTTGATGTTGATAAAATAATGTGTGGGTATAATATTTTGCATTATGATACCCCAATTATCAATTATATTATCGATTATCATCACATCATGCAATATAAGACACATAGAGAAATTCTTCAATCAATTTATAACTTAAATCGTCTTATAATTACATCTACTGATGGAAATTTTACATCCTGAAGTAAATGAAAGTATAAAGTTTATTTTGAATCATTAGATCTATTAACAATGTTGTATTCTCAAAAGCTAAGAGTAGGATTGAAAGAAATGCAGGTAACTATGCAGTATCATAATGTCCAAGAATATGATGGGGATTTTTGCTCTGATTTACCTGATTCAGAAATTCCAAATATAGTTAGTTATTGTGATAATGATGTTAATAGTACTGAAGCACTACTTTATAGATGTAAAAAAGATATTGATTTAAGAATTGCTATTGAAGATGAATATGGAGTAAAGGTATTAAATAAAGATGGAGTAAACATTGGAATGAAAATTATTACTCAAAAGTACCTTGAAAAAACAGGACAAACTTGGAATCAAATTAAAGATTTAAGATCTCCTTGTGATCAAATTCCATTAAAAGATGTTATACTTCCTTTTGTGAAATTTAACACTCCAGTTCTTCAAAATTTATTATCTGAAATTAAAGAACTTACCGTTTCTCCAGGGCGTAAAGGTCTAGAAAAGAAATTTATCCTTGGAGGAGTTGAACACTTATTTTCAGTAGGCGGATTGCATTCTGTTAACAAACCAGAAGAGATAATTCCTAATGAAAATCAAATATTAGTCGATAAAGACGTAACGAGTCTTTATCCTAGTATGATTATAGAACATGAATTTTACCCTAAACACCTTGGTCGGGAATTCCTTGAAGTATATAAACAAATTAAAGATGAACGTGTTGCAGCAAAAAAAGCGGGTGATAAAATTAAAAATGAAACACTAAAATTAGCTCTTAACGGACTCTCAGGTTGAGTTTTATAATCAGCCCCTTCATCCAGGAATGGATGATGTGAATGAACCAAAATCGGTGAACATCTGAAACGATAACACCGAGGTAACAGTAGAATGTAACAATTCTTCTGCACCGTACAGCGTAGAAACTGAAACTTCTAATGAAGAATAAAATGTTTCCAAGAGTGGTTCTCTCCAGAACGGAGTAAAATGTACGCGGGACTGCATAGAACAGAAATATGCAGAAGTTAAGATAAAAAGCTTAACGATAACACAATCGAACCTTCAAAATGAGCATAATTTTTGTTATAGCCCCTTTACCGTTATGCAGATTAGAATTAACGGTCAACTATTGTTATTAATGTTAGCTGAAAGGCTAATAAGTGTTGGAGCACGCATTATAAACACAAATACGGATGGTATATTCTATTTAATTGATAAGAATCGGCTTAAAGATGACGAAAAAGTTTGTAAAGAGTGAGAAACTATAACTAAGCTTAATCTAGAAGCTGATTATTTTGAAGCAATGTTTCAATTTGCAATTAATGATTATTTAGCTATTAAAGAAGGTTATTCAAAAACACATGATCCTAGTTTACTTAAAACAAAGGGATTATTTATAGATCAAGTAAAACTTGGTAAAGGGATGGCAGCTACTATTATACCTGAAGCTATAATTAAACGATTAGCTGATAATATTCCTGTTGAGGAGACAATTAGAAACTGTCAAGACATTCATAAGTTTCTAACTTATCAAAAAGTTAGTAAGGATTACTCAGTAGAATATAATGGAAAACTTATACAGCGAATAAATAGATATTATGTATCTACAGATGGTCCTTGGCTCTATAAATGTAAAGTTGATAACAATGGTAAACGATATAAATATATTAAATTATTAACTGATTCTGGCGTAACTATTTTAAATAAAATTGATCCTAACATGCCTTTGCCAAAAAATATAAATTATCGTTATTATATTGCCGCTGCTCAGAAAATAGTTAACTGCTTTAAACAAAAACAACTAACACTATTTTAGATGATTAATAAGAACTTCATTAAATCTCTTCTTAAATCGGATAATTATTATTTCAGTGGAATTCAAACAACTACAGCTCTATCTACAGATAAAATTCAAGTTTCTTGATTTATAATTAAGTTAGCTCATAGAGGAACAGTTATCAAAGGGCAACATGTATTAATAAATAAGGTATATGGATCATGGACTCTTCAAGTTAGATTCTGTGATCCATATTCTGCTGATGAAATAGATTTATTTGAAGAACCGATATCTATATCCGAAGAAGATATTGAATTAATTAAACAACTTAAAGTAACTCAAAATAAACATGACTAAGCTAATTAAATTTGGTGCAGAATGATGTAACCCTTGTAAAGCACTAGCTCCTATCTTAAACGAAATTAAAAATCTAATTGAAACTGTAGAATACGATGTTGATGAAACTCCAATTGAAGTACTTCAGCAGTATAAAATTAGAAACATTCCTGTTTTAGTTATTGAAAAGGATGGAGTTGAAATATGGAGGCATGTTGGTACTATTTCTAAAGAAGATTTAGAAAGTAAAATAAAAGAATATATTTAATTATATTGACTAGATATGAGATTAATTAAACCATCTTTTGAAATAATTGAACAAGAACCAGGTTTAGAAGGAATATATAAGGCTATTGAACTTGCAGGGAGAAATTGCTACAAATCTGAATCTAATATAAAAGAAGGAAGCGCAAAAGAATTTGTAGATCGTATGGTTAAATCTAAACACCTTGCCATGTGTGAACATGGTACTGTATATTTAAAACATTATTATGATGTATCTACGGCATGTTCTTGATTTGAAAATATTGGATATAAATATTCAGGTGATAAATACTCTATAGTTACAACTGATACAGAACAGTTTTGTAGAGGGATTTATGTTACTACTAATTATCGTGTATTAGTAGAAAATAACTGGCTTGATGATTTACAATATCTGTGTGAGCCTACAGAATTTCATGAAAAAAGAATCATGGTACGTTTTATTTGCGATCGTGGCGTATCTCATGAGTTTGTACGTAATAGAGGGGCGTTTGGTAATGCTTTTGCCCAGGAAAGTACTCGTTATTGCAATTATTCTAAGAATAAATTTGGTAATGAACTTGCTTTTATTATTCCCTGTTGGATGGATGTTAATAAATTTCCAAAACATACTATTATTAGTCACGATGACTATGGAGATTTAATTAGTGAATATTATTTTCATCTTAATGGAAAGGAAACTTCTTATTTTAAACCCTATAAAATTACTCCTGAAGCTAATTTTATAACTGCTTTACAAATATCAGAACAGCTTTATTTAGAATTATTACATCAAGGCCAAACTCCTCAACAAGCAAGAGCAATATTACCTAATGCCTTAAAGACGGAACTTATAATGACAGGATATATTTCCGATTGGAAACATTTCTTCGAACTAAGAGATTCCAAAGCAGCTCATCCTCAAGCTTATGAATTAGCTCATCCTCTACACGAAGAGTTTATTAAAAAAGGTTATCTAAACTAGATATAAAAATGTTAGAATTACTACTAAAAATAGCGCAAGAAAAAGTAGGTTGCGATTTTGATTATTATAAAGGTTATAATTTACTTAAAGACAGTTTAGAAGGACTTGATGAACAAACTATTAATAAATTATTAACTGGAGAATATTCGTTAAAATATACTGATAATAACAAAGGAGAAGTTGTAGATGTACCTCAAACAAATCCCTTGAATATTTTATCTTTAATAGAATGTAAGCTTAATAGTATTGCTGATGCCTATAAAGATATTCAATTTGGACAATTTGTTTACTGGAAGAAAAGCATTACTATTGATATTACAGATTATATTAAATTAACGGATTCATCTCAGAACTATATTACCACACTATTAGATGATCCAATTATATACGCTTATAATAGTCTAAAAGAAAGTTTAGATAAAGATCTATTTACATTTGCTAATATTAGTATAATTATTGAGAAATTATTTCCTAATAATACTGATATATCGGACCGAGTTTCTAAAGCTTCTAAACAACTACGAGAGATTATTTATAAGCTAAATCATCCAAGTAGTATTGCAACATTATATGATAAAGGAAAACTTGATCGATATATTACTACTCAACTAGAATTAGATAAATTAAGTGAAATACATCCGTCTTTACTTTGTTGTAATGCAGGATATTTTGCACCTGATGGAAAATATTATGGTTTAAATGGAACTAAAGCAAATTTTTTACATATAAAGATTGCAGATTTACTTCAACAACAAGGGATTATTCCAAAGGATTGTAATACTCCAGATAGGTGGTTAGAAGAACATGGATGGATTAAACAATCAGGTTCGATGTTGTTATATGGTGGGTATTTTTATAATATATCTATTACTAAAGAACAGATAACTTCTATAGAACGAATCCTTAGCCAAAGTTATAATTATATTGAACTTCAACATATTGAAAATTCAATTCCTGTAACAAGATTATCCGAGATAGAGGATATTCAATTACGAAAACATTTTAGTTAATGCAAAAAATAATCTCCGTTCAGGGGAATAAGTGAAGTGGTAAGGATACTGTAGCAAAAATGTTACAATATCTTCTTAGTACTCCTAAAATATTACATAAATATGATTTATACTGTAGATTAAAATGATTTAAAAAAGATTATAAAATTGTACGTTATGCTGATAAAATGAAAGAAATGTTAGCAATATTATTAAATACAAACGTACAAAATTTTGAAAATAGAGAGTTTAAAGAGCAGTATTATGTAGATTTTAATACGTTACAACTAATTCACGTTGATGAATCTAATATTAATGCTTTTAAAGATAAAATATTGTCAGATACAAGATTTACAAAAGAAATCAAACGTGTAAATCCAAATTTGACAAAAAACTATTTTCTATCTATTAGACAAATATTACAATATTTTGGAACAGAAATTATGCGTTTTTATTTTGGAGATAGGTTATGAATTCTGTCTACTTTAAATAATAGAGGATCGAATATTATTATTTCTGACCAAAGATTTATTATTGAAAATATTACTACATATAATTTAGGTGCTGTTATTATTCATATAACTCGACCTGGCTGTGAAAAAAGTTCTCATTCTTCTGAAACAGAATTAGATAAACTTTATCAAGATAAAGCCTATTCTTATTTAATTGAAAATAACGGAACATTGAGAGATTTATTTAATAATTGTAAAAAATTAGTTCAAGATGGCTTGTTCGATTAAAAGATGTCCTATTTGTGAATCAAATAAAATTTCTCATGAGTATCAAGATGCAGTTTATGGGAAATATATACGTGTATTTAATCAAGGTACTAAAGCTGAGAAATGTACAGTTTGTAATAATGGTACTCCAAAACGAAAATAATAACATATAAAATAAAAATACCCTACATGCTTCGGCGTGTAGGGTATTTTTTTTAAAATATAGATGTAGATGTACCTAAACCTCGAAGTGCTCCAAAATTTTCAGTTACTCCTACTCATAATTCTCTATCTCCTGTTAGTACTTCTCCAACATTATTAAACATGCTTTTAATAGTTGTATATATAGGTGGATTTAAATCTCCTAACATACTTCCAATAATATTTTGAACTGGTCCGTCTTGAAATGATCCATATAATATACTTGCTGTTGTTCGTTTGATTCAAGGTGTACTTTCATCCATTTCTTTAGTAGAAAATATCATTTTAATTAATCATCCTAATAACAGCATAATTCCCATATCGTGGATAAACAAGAATAAATTAGCTCGTTTTGTTTCATTATTTCATAAATCTCTAAATTCTTTTGGACTTAATTTTCTAAAAGCTTTTATATATGAAATCATAGTATATAAAATCCCTTCTTGGAATTTACCTTTTCATTCGGTATAATATTCTCAATTATCTCCAGGTTCTAGTTTATCTTCTGTTGTAATAATTACTTTCACAACTCCGTTTTCATCAGGCACATACTTTCTTACATATTTATTACCATTTTCATCAACCCGTTGCTGAATACTACCTTGGTCATATATATCAGGTTTTAGAATTCATTGTTCTAATTTTGCAGATATAAATGTTTTAAATTGAAAAAAGAAAGATCCTAAAAACATATTTTTACATAGCAATTGTGTATTTTTATCATAATGCCCATAACAGAGATCAGAAAACGATTTAATACTAGTTGCTTCACGATTTGTATATGCTTTAGGTAAAGCGTCTCCGTCTTTTAAATTATATCCTTCTTGGTTAAACATTTCTAGCATCGTTGTATATAAACCTCTTTGCTTACGATACTCTTCGGTATTTTTATTCGCATTAGGATCAGATAATAAACTAAAACGTTTATCCTTTTTAAAATCATATATTAATTCATCGTTAACAACACTATGTGCATCAAAACAACCATCATGTATCATTTTTGCTACAAGTATTGACATACGATGTAACATATCTGGAGCCCGCGAGAAAGCATATAATTGCCGACTGGTCATACTAAATATTCCACTTTGTGTAATATTCATTTCTTCTTTTAATTGATCCGCATCGGCATTAGCCATACCGTATATTCAGTTCATATACTCTAATAGCGTAACTTTATCAATAGATTTAGGCGCTTCTTTTAAAACAATTCCTAATGCTTTACTATATTCCTTAAAACTAAATTGATCTTTGCCATACACACCTATTGCTGCTCTAGATAGTCCGATTCATGTTCCTTGTAGTAATTCTTTTGCTCCTGATCTAAAGTTACCACCTAAAACTGTCATGCTGGTAGCTTGTTTTAAAACGGACATAAATCTATATACTGGCAATAATCCAGGATCTATAATTGGCTCATTATAAATATTAATCTTTGTATACTGTTTTATATATTCTATTAAATTAGTAACGGTTTGTCCGTAAAAAAACTCTCGGTATAACATACCCATCTTAAATCCTTCAATTAGAGGAATATATTTAGATGCGATTTTTTCAGAAGCATACGTGTGAGTATATTCTCTAAAAATAGTTTCTAGATTTATTTCCATCATTTCAACTCCTTCATGATTAATAATCTTTGAACGAGTTGGTTGATCTATTTTAAATCTATTATATACACCTAAGTTTTCTCTTTCAGATCGTTGTTTTTCTTCACTTTGATCTTTAAATATTTTAGTTCAGTTAGTAGATTCTTCTCAAGTAGTTTTTAATACCTGTTTGACTCCACCCTGTTTTAATTGAGATCTAGTTGAACCAATTACTAATGGAACTTGATAATATTCTCCAGATAATTTTGCTTCTTCAATAGCAGTAGAATCTCCATTGAATTTTAAATCATTAATAACTTCTAAAAACTTTGTAACAAATTCTTTATCTGCTCCAGTTAATGTATCTGGATTTTTTAAAGAAAATTCTTTAGAGATTTTTCCATCGGGATCTTTCTCAAATAAATTTTCAAAAATATTGTAACCAACAGCAGCACTAGTTATTTGATGATGTGCTTTATAAAATTTCTGTAATATTGGGCGAATTGTTTTGTCTCATTTAACATTTTCTTTACGTAACTCTTCATTACGTAAAGAAATTATTTGACTAACCTCTCTAATATTTTTAGATTCAGCGTAATTTGGGCTAGTAATATCAATACCGAGACTTAGACCGTTTCCAAAACCAATTCATTTGTTCGGATCAGGTTCTATATAATACTTAAACCCACTTAAATAATTTAAAGCTCGTAATAAGAGGTTATATGATACTCAGATTGGATCATTAAAATTTGGATTAGTTTCATTAGCAAGTTTTGGGTATTTTCTTCTAAGTTCTTGAATTCGAGATAGTAATCAATCTTTTTTGTATTCAAGATCATTTTCTGTAAGACTAATATCTCAATCAATCATTCGCATCCAATCTTCTTCTCGGTTAAGATTTTGTACATCAAACAGAGTAGATTCTAAGGTTGTAAAAAAGATATCAGATTTTAGTTTTACAGGTATGTGTGCATAATCACACAATCTAGTAAAATTATCTAATAACGTTTCATTATAATCTTCGTAACCATCTTCTTGTGTTCAAATATTTAGTACTTTAATTTTATTAATTCGAGTTCCTGAAAATAAATCGGCAAATTCATTTAAATACATCATTACTTTCATTAACTCGATATTGCCGTTAGTAGCACTCATAATAGCTTTCGGATCTATTCCGATATCAGGAGCAAATGTACCTAATATAGATGTACCTTTAGCTAATTTTAATCTTGTAGATAATTCATTATTAGTAATATTTACTATTTCGGTAACTCCTTCCTTTTCAAAAACAAATATTCCTAAATTATTTAAAATACTGTTTTTTCTAAATAACCATTTTTGATCAATATATTGTTTAAAGTGTTTCTCTAAATATAAGTCTTTCTTAGAAGATTTATCCGCAGATAATTCGCTAATAGGAATATCTCCGTTTATTGCGGCTTCAATGCGTCCAGCTAAAGTATCTAATTCTCCGCTCTTTCGTTCATTAATGCGATTAATAAACTCTAATAACTCTTTTTCTAATTCCTTTTCATCTTTGGCATAATAAACTTTTCTGTTGTATTTATCTCAAAACTTATATTTACCTTTTTCAGACTCAGTAGAATCGTTAGCAATTCTTTTAACAATCCCTGATTTATGACGGTAGTATTCATAAGTAGAGTTTGTTGTTTGAACTTTTCGAGATAAAGTTACATCAGGAAATAATTTATTAAACGGTTTTGCAATTTTTTCAATTATATCAACGTTAGTATCTTCATTTAAACGTACTGGAACTATTTTTTTGACATTTTCATAAATCTTTCCACCTGGTTCTGTACCTCTAGGATTTTTTACAATTTTCGTAGGATCAAAAATAATTTCATTTAAATTCTCTACTGTTAAACCTTTAGTATCATAAGATAAATCTAATTGAATTGGAACTACATTTATATCAGCTGTTTTAATTCCATATTGTGCTAAAATCATCTTATAAAAAGTCATTTGATACGATGCCGAAAGTTTCTTAGTACTATGCCAAGTATTATTTTCTTTATTGATATCATTTCGCATCATATCTCAATCTCCTACTCCTTTACGAGATACTTTAAAATCATATATATGAGCTATTCCGTTTTCATCAATAACTAACATATCTATTCGCCCATTAATTGAATTAATAGGATTTTTATCTTCAACTACATTTCCAGCTCCATCGATCAAACGTCTATTGCCTTTACGATAGTTTTCATTAAGTTCCCGAGATTTAATAGCTAATTCTGTAAATATTTTTGCCTCATTACCATATCTACGTTTTATATCAGCGATAAACGCTTTAAATTCACTAATAAATCTTTCTTGTTGTTCTGTATTGAGTAAAGAACTTTTAAAATTAGATTCTCTGCCTTCAATGACAGCTTGTGCTAAATTATGAATTTCTGTTCCATAATTAGTAAGTTGTTTTCAAGAGGTTTCTTCCTGTAATACTAAATCTTTAGCTGTACTTTCAGATAAACCCGTAGCTAATCATTCTTTGATACGCTTTTCTCTTCAAGCTTTAATATTAAATGGAGTAATAATATGTTTACTTAAGTCGGTAGGATCTCCAAATTCAGTAATGGCTCTAGTAACAGAAATAGAATTAGGAATTTTTAATATAACTTCACTATCTCCATCTTCGTTAATACGGATATTTTCTACAGCACTTTCTTTATATTCTAATTTAGCAAAATTCAAGTTATTTAAAGTTGTTGCTTGTGGAGTAGTTGAAAATGTTCTATCTAATTTAACAGTAACATTTTTATCCGCATATTGTGATTTAAGAAAGGAGTCCAACTCAAAATCAGAGTTGAACGTCCTTTCCTTTCCATCTATATTAATTGTAAATATACATTTACTCATAGCAATCCTCTTTTATTGTTTTATCTGAAATTAAACTATTTTTAATAGTAGCTAATTTTTGATTCAATTTTATATATTCTATATTAACTAGATCTGTAAATCCTCCCGATATAATTCCACTACTAAAAGTTTCTAATAAATTTTCTAATGAAGAATTCATTAAACTTTGTATATTAATATCTCCTGTATTAATATCGAATACCTGATTAATTACAGTTTTAGTAATATTGTCTGTATCAGTTAATAAATTATTCTCGGGTCATTCGTAAACCTTATTTTTAAAATATTCTCCCAATATTGTTGCAAATACTTCTTCGTCAAGATCAGATCCATGTTTATTTGCATACATTGGATTACTTGCGATCTCGTTGTATTTTGGATGCGTAACAATACTAGATAATATATTATAATAAACCTCTGGACTATTCTCTTTAATTCCTGCTAATACTAAATGTGTAAACTCGTGTAATGGAGCAGTTATACTAGCTTTATCTATGTTAATAAATACAATTCCATCTTGTATAAAAGCTTCAGAGTTTCGAATAGATATATCGTCACTAGTATTTATATCATTATCTGTAATAACTTGTATTTGTGATTCAGGATATATATTTCTTAGTCGACTTGTTATTGCATTTAGAATTTCTGCTGAATTTAACTCTTGATGATAATAAGAAGTTGTCCTAGGTTTAATTTCAACCAGTTTGTTCTTAGCTAAATTTGCATTGTTACCTTCTAGAAATGGCATATTTAAAGTAAAATATGAAGTATCTATATTATGCAAATTAACTTCTTGTCTATTTACAGATATTATTCCAGCGTCATTATCTCGTTCAATATTTAACTTTTTTGGATTATTAGTAACAGTACCTAAACGATATTTAGCATCTCTAATATCATAATTAATAGATTTATTCATAGAATAATCTAAATTTGATAAATATGAATAAAATTGAGTTGCTAATAAATTACTTGAATTAATTTTTGTAATATCTTCAAATAACCTCGTAAATGATCTTTGTCCAAATGCATCTTTGTTCACAACTAAATTATATAAATAGAATAAATCGATAACGTTTCATCCATCAAACGTCTTTCCATTTAACAAGTTAAAATCGTGTAATATTGCTTCATACAATGTTTGATTTCTTAAAGACTTATCTATTTGCATCATATTTAGAGGTAACTTATAAAATACATTTGGTTTATCGGAGTATGGATTATTTATAGTTCCTCATGTTAATAATTTAATAAATAAATTATTTGCAAAATTTGGATCAGATTTTAAAGTTGGAATAATATATTCGTCCATTAAACGTTTAAATGTTGCTATATTTTCAACATTATTTAAATTAATTTCAAATCCTTCAATAGAGTTTGTTTTAACTATTCCAAATTTATTTGCAAAATATTTTTGTCCAATAGGAATGTGTATTGATCTATCCAGAGTTTGAATTCAATTATATATAAATACATCATTTATATATTTAGATAATTCTCTATATTCGATTGCATTTAATTTATTATCTGGAGAAACTAATTCGTTAGCTATTTTAGTTTCAAAATAATTTTTTGCTGCTAAACTATCAATTGCAGTTCTATCTAGATATAATACCTGAAACATTTCTTTGAAATGTGGAACTGTAGTAATAGCTTCTAATATATTAAATGTTGATTTAACTTTTTCGTATCTATTTATATATTCTCGCTGTTTTATAGGATCATTTAAGAATAGCATTAAATCAAAGTTTGGATTCTGATCAAATCGCTTATTAACAAAGGCTTCAATTCTTTTAATATAATTATATTTGTCAAAAGAATTAGTTCTGATACCTTGATTTATTCCAGCCATTGCTCCAAGAATAGATTGTTCCTCAGTTGCAGGTAATACTTTATTTACAATAAATCGTAAATTATCAAGTTGTTCCTGTAAATTAGAGATATTATCTAATTGAAGTTTTCTTGTTATAAAAGATTTAACTACTTTATATGAATTAATATAATCCTCTTTAGTTAATTTAATATTCGAAATAATATTTACTCCATCTTCTTCAGACTCATCGAAGAATTCATCAAAGAATTCTTCAGAATAATCACTATATTCTGCGAATAGTTCTTCATCAACATCTTCACTTAGATAAGCAGATTTACGTTTAGGAATATTATTTAAGATATTATTTTCAAGTTCTTCTAACTTATTAGCATCGTTAATAACAGTTTCTCAAAAATATTTCCTATCTACAAACGGCTCAATTAGTTTAAAGAAAGACGTTTCACTTAAATAAGGTAATATATGTTCTCCTAAATAAAAATTAATTGCAGATTCGATAGAAAATTTATACGTACTTTTATCAAATATATCTCCATCCGTAACCTTTACTACGTAATTAAATATAGGGGAAGTCATTATATCTGCAATTTGATCAAACGACATACCAGTTATCAACAAGTGTGTATAAATATCTACGAACTTAGCACTTGCATTAATTTTCGCTAATATAAGCTCTTTAGCATTCAATAATGTTACAAATATACCGTTTCCGTATATTTTCTTATAGTTTCCTATAAGTTCAGACTATATCTTCACATAAATGTGTCTCGCACTTCAGATTCACTTGAATCTTACGTTAAAATAACTAGTCGTTGCTCTTTTTTCCAATTAATTGGAAACTTAGATCAGGATTGTCCAATCTTTAACCTTGTTACTATACATGAATAATTAATTCATCCACAATATTATTACTAACATTGTTTAGTAGTTAAAGCTCTAAGGAGTTTCCCTGAATTCACGAGATTTTACACGGACATTATAAAAAATCTTGTATATATTTTAATTTATACAAAATTTTTATCTGCAGCGTTAAAAATTTCTATCCGTTGCTGCTGAAAGAAGAGCACTTATAGATAAAGAAGCATCAGATACATTTGCAGTATCTCTAAGTTGCTCTATTTGTTGTTTAATATTAAATACAGTTCCATTACTTAATGTAATAGTTTCAATTTGATTATCTTTTAAGAATTTTACAATAGGGTCTAGATTAATATTTGCTACAATTCCATGATTATGTATTCGAGTAGTAAACATTAACCGATCAAGTAATTCTACTGCTTCATCATTCTTTCCCGTTTTTAATAGGTCAATAAGTTCACGATATTTAGTATTGTAATAGTTAGAAAGTAAGAAATATACTTTAAGCGATACCGCAGTAATACCAATCACTTCTTTACCTACCATATTTTGTTCTTGCATAACAAACTTACTTGCGGGATTATCAGAAGTTCTTAATTTTTCTTCTTTTCCTAATGCTGATTTCTGAGCAGCCTTTTGAGGATCATCCATATTAATAGGAATGTGTAGATTAATTTGATTCTTTGGATTTAAAACTACATCTAAAATTCCATCAACAACTCTATTTTTTAAACCCTCGTTTATTTGCTCTGTAGTAAGTTCTGTTTGTGCATGTTTATTTAAGTCTCTCAAAAATATATAACGACTGTTTGGTTCTACCGATTCGTCAAATGCAATACTATTGTAGTCTCCTTCTAAAATCGATTTAAATATTTTTAAATTTCCATTTAACAGCACATCATCTACTTCCTCTTTCGTTACATAATATCCATTTTCATTATCAATAGTATAGTGTTTGTGATTTGGTAAAGGAAGTTGTCTAACTTCATTTAAATCATATGTATCTGCTAATCTTGAAGGATAATATAAAGTTCCATCGTTTTTAACAGAATATCCAAGTATATACTGTTTATCAATCATGGTGTTAGCTGTATATTTCTATACAGATCAGACTATATCTTATCTTAATATATTATTCATTAAGACCTCTCCATTTCCACTTTTTCAAGTGTACCTTCGACAGTATTTTCATCTGTCTCTTTTAATAACTTCATATATTTTTCACACTCTATTTTATCAGGAATTACCTTATACATCATATGGGGACACATATAAGGTTTAATTATTTCTATTAGCTTTCGTCCTTCTCTAGCGCAAAAACTAATTATATAAGATTGTTGTCGTTTATCAAAAACCTTTGTAGGATATAAATCTCACTCAGTATTAAAATATTTAATTATATCCTCAGCTTGTTCTAATTTGCAATAAGTAGATATAGTAATATAAAATCCTGCATAAACTCTATCTCCATTTTTATTAATTCTAGAACGTCTTGATAACGAACCGTCGTCCATAATTCAAATTGCTAAACCTTGAGGACCAAGTCTTTTCAATAATTTACTATTATATTTTGTTCTTCCGTTTTCATACTCAACTCTTCGAAGAACTTTACAAAAATCTGATACAGAAGTTTGAAATCCGTATCTAGTTACTGCTTTACCTTTAGAATAACCATTTACTTGTTCTCATTCTCTAAAAATACCTACTTTAACTCCATTATCTTTAAGTAGTTTTCATTTTCAGTAACAGTATTCTTTTTGTGCTTTGCAATGATTTATATTTAAATAACCTTTTGTATGTATATGTCCATCCCCAATAGACATAGCAATTATTAAATTTCTTCCTGTTTTATTTAAGCGTGTTTTTAATTGTTTCATACTATTAAAGTCGAATTATTAAGTTATTAATATTAGTCGTTGAACCTTCCATTTTTATATGGCTTGGCTGCTGATTGTCTTCGCCATAACGCGGTCAGAGTTTCCAGCAATTAAAAGAGTTTTAATACGACATGATAAGTTTATCGTAATCGGAGCCTTCCATTCACGTAACTACTTTAGCTACATAAACATCATTTACTTCACTATCTGTAAACATTACAATCTCCATAGGAGCAAATGACTGCATTGATTGTGACGGTATGCGAGTACCTACATGAAGTAAAGACTTTTCAAATGCTTCATATTGATTAAACGCTAATTGTTTTATTCTTTGATTAAAGTTATATATTTCATTTTGGTTTAAACTTACGTAACTAATATCTGCTGTTGGATTGATTTTAGCTTCATGCAAGTTTCCTTCACTATTTCTGGTATGTAAAGTGATAGGAATATTATTTTCTATATTATAACGAAATTGATAAGGTAATAATTTTTTAGTATTTTCACTAGTATAATTAAATTGATATGTATTAATTAATCCTGATTTTCTTAATTCACCTAATCGATCTATAGAATTTATAATAATTAAATCATGAACATTTCCATTTGTATCTGTATACTTATAAAATTGTTTCTCATCATTTGTTGAAAATTCTTTTTCATTATAGTATACAATATTATCAATAATTTTAAAATCAGGATTTGGAGTAATACTACCTGTAAATACTTTTGGAACTTCTTCTGTTCTTAAAACTTTTACATAGAATTGTTTTCCTGTTCCATCAAATAATATAATATCATATGTTAATTTATCTGGATTTCCAATATTATAGTTACTTTGCATTCGATTATAAAAGAAATTTTCTTTTTCTTGTCTAATCTGAGCAATAGAGTCTCCTTTTTGCAATCCAAATTGTTGAGCTTGCCTTTTCCCCATTACAATTTGAGTTGGAGTAACATTAACATTAGATACTTTAACAACTCTAACATTTGGATTAGTAATACCAAAAGCAGTATTATTAATAATAGATTGATTGTCAGCTAAACTATTTAGTTGTAATTGTATCTTTTGTTGTAAATCAGATAATAGACTATCTATGTTTAACTGTATATTATCGATTGGATGTAAACCTAATGCAGATGATAGTAATGTTTTTTCATACTCTGTTAAATCCTCCCAGTTCTTTAATTGTTTTCTACGAGAACTTAAATAATAAGATGCTCTTACTGCATCTAAGTCATATATACTAAAACGTTTATTTATTTCATTTCCAAATCCATCTAAGCCTACAACTACATCAAAAAATGTATTTGACTGTTTTAGATTTTTAGGTTTAATTGTTCAGTTATAATATTGTTGTCCTAAAGTTGCTTGGTGCTTATATAAATCGTATTTCTCTAAGGAATCAATTTTAATAACAGTAGGATTATCTTCTTCATTAAATATTACAATTGTATCTTCGAAATCAATATCATTTGGCTCAATTGGAATTATAAAAGGATTTATTTCTCCATCAATAATAGGTTCTGTTAAAGCACGTTCAACTTTACTTTTTATAATATTTCCGTTTTCATCGTATAAATGATCAATACCTTTTGTATTTACTAAATTATATAATTCTTCATACTGATAATTAAGTCCATCAATATTATAGTATTGAATCATATTATGAGAAGGAACTAGTACAGATGCTATACCAGAATATTTACGTCTAATTCCACTTTTAACTAAGTTAGATGTTGTAGTAGCAATAAAAGCTCCATTAATTGTTGCTGCGCTAAATGGTAATTTATAATCTAAATTTGCATTTTTAAAACTTTCATTAGCTAAATAAACAAATGATTGTGCTAACCCTAAAGTATCTTTGTCATCATTCATAAAAGCTTTAATTAATGATCTACCTAATATAGTATACAGTTGATCTTTATCTTTAGCTTTAATTGTTTCTGACAAATCATTCATGGATTCTTTAACAATCTGACCAATTTCTTTATAAATCTGAGTTACTAACTCATGTGTAAATCCATTTTGCTCCAAAGCACTAATCATTTGCGTCATTTCAGTAACCTCTGACATGTCTAAATGGTGGTCAGCGTTCATTTGAACTCCTCCAAACTTAGTAGACATTTCAATAGTAGTAAATGCATCAGAGTTACTTCATTTACTTGAATCATTTATATTTCCTGCTCCAACTTTGATTGCAGATTTATTAACTAAATAAGCAATAAACTTATCTTTTAATTGTTCTTTGTTAACGATATTTTCAAGTATATCAATATTAGATTCAGAATATTCTAAACGATTTATATCTTCATTAAATTTCATTGCTCAAGATCCACCAAATACTTGATCAATATCGTATAATGTATTTATTATATGAGTTGTCTGAATAGTATTGTTTGTTTCTAATCCATTAGATTCAACTTCGGTTAGATCTCTAGCAACTTCAATTAATCCATTTGGATCTAAAATCGTTTTAATTGAATTTATTTTATAATATTTATTAGTTCGAATATCTTTAAAATATATAGGATCAAATGTATTATAATAATTTTCTAAAATAATAGATTTGTTAATTGGAATACTATGCATTTTTTTAAAGATATTTTCTAATGAAATATCTGAACCATAAGAAATACGTCTTCTTTCATTACTTATATCAAAAACAGCCCATTTTAATAAAGTTGGTCTACCATACCGAGAATCGATATCATGCATAATAGTTTTTTTATCGCGCCCAACTCTTGCATCTAAGAGTGAATTATTTTCTGCTCTAGATTCAAGTGGACTTGATAAACCAGATCCATCCATAGTATCTAATCCAGTATTTTCATCTCCTAACATATTTCAGGCTGTTCCCGCTTCATCGTTAATTACAGCAATTTTAATATTTGAAGCAACTCCATTTTCTAAATTTTGAGCAAATGGATGGTAAGTAGCTCCAAATATTACCATACGTTTATATTGAGCAATTAGTCGATTAGCTTCACTAAATTCAAAATATTCTTTGCTATCTAACTTTCCATCTTTGTTTTTATTCGGATGTGCATAAACACCTCCTATCATCATATTATTATACTCATTTGATAATAGAGTATCAGTAATAAAATATGATTCTAAAATGGGATTTAGTTTAACTTTTCATTTTGGATTGAGTAAAGCATCAAAATCAACTATTTTATTGAGATTAATTCTTTTACCTTTTTCATCAGTTACTTCAGCTAATGTAATTTCTCCATTTCTTTTATTAACTAATGATTTAAATTCAGGTTTATTAAATGTTTGAGAAATAAAACTATCCTGATTAATATTTAAATTAAAGTTATTTACAAGTAAGTCTTTTAGGAATTTTCTTTTTTCTCTGTCTAAACGTTCTAACGTTTTATTTTGATCATTATAGATTTTAAAAAAGTTTTTAATAGTTTCGTTAGTTCGAGGGTATTTACTTAAGGCAGTTTTATATGCATGTATATCTAAAAAGAAATCAACTCCCTTAGCATTAAATGCAGATTGAATACTTTTTAAACTGTGATTATATTTCGCAATGAATTCATCAATCTGTTCTAATGATGTAAATTCTGTATCAAAAGCAAGACTATAGTCAAACAATATATTCTGAACTAATGCATTTATTTGGTTTTTTCTAGTTTCTCCTAAAAGATGATATAAAGGATCTAAAGTTCCATCTCCTTTTAAATAGTTATTTAAAATTTCTTTAATGTTTACTTCTCCCAGAGAAGTATTAATAGTTTTACCTATATTATATGTTATTAGAAAGTGTTTATTTTTATCAGAAAAAGTGGTCGGTTGCAAATAAATTAATCCATCTAAATTACTAGTTAAATTTTGATAGAAGTCATGCATAATCGATAACCTTGCAACTTCACTAACTTTTAAATTAGAAGGTTTTTTAATTTTTCCATTAATGTTTATATCAGATCGAATTCTAGGAGATAATAAAAAACCACTTTCAATATTTTGTACTATTAAATTATGTGCAGCTACATTATTTGGATGTTCAATTGTTTCTGTAGGTGGATTAATTAGTCTATCAAATATTTCGTTATGATTATATACTAAACTAATAATTTGATATAATGGCAAGTTATTTCCCTCTGCATTTTTAATAATATTAATAGTATCCGAACCATTTGTTACACTTAATACATTAGCTACTTTTCATATATCTTCTGTAAATGGAACTAAATTAACAAGATCGTGTTCTTTAGTTAAAATATCACTATTGTTTCCATCTAATAACGTCGTAGCTAACAATGGAACAAATAGTTCTGTTTTTGTATATTTTTCAACAGGATATACCTGAGGAATAATTTCAGCTATATTTTCTGGAATTATAAAAGACATAAAGTTATATATCAGATTGTTCAAAGATTGATCATTAATTTCTCCAAACGATCTATATATCATTTTGCCATTTTGATTTAATTCATAAGTAATAGTAAATGTAATAGGTATGTTATCTATAATAGATTCAATAACGATTCTATCATTACCTATAGTAATTCCATACTGATTTAATTTTTCTTTAAATAAATCAGGATTAGATCTTCAATAAAAACCTGATGCCTGAATTAAACTTCTAATATCGTATGCTTGCTGTGATACTGGTCGTTCTTTTAAATCTCTGCTAGCAATTGTCTTTTTTTGTGGATCAAAGCCATATGCTATATATTGCGATGGCACTGTTTTAAAAGCCATTTGAGTAAACATAGCTTTTATTTCAGAAGACATTTGAGGCGAATATATAAATTTCTTAATACCTCGTAATTTATCTAATAAATATGTTCTATAATTTTTAGATATAATTCTGTTTGAAAGTATATTATTTATATATGCGTCTATTAACACAGACATATCTGCTTTAACTCCTTTGCTTAATTCTGAACGATATTCTATTAAATTTTCATTTTCTTGAATAGTCTTAATAAGTTTTGTCATTACAGAATTAAATCCTGTTAAAGTAATACTAGTATTATCTATTTCTAAACCAACTGCATTTACTTCAGGAAAGTAGTCTAACAATATTTTTGATAAATCACTAGCATGGTCTTCCGCGTTTGTATCTTCATTAGTACTAAAGCCAGTATAGTGTATTACATTAGGACCTCTGTATATATAACGATCTACATAAGACGAATTTGTCTTTGTATATTTTGGATTAATAGTAATAAACGGAATCTCACTCTGCAATAACTTATCAAACTGAGTTAAAATTACATATGCGTCATATGCATTATTAAAAGCACTATTACGATCAATTAATTCTGAATTAAACACAGTTTCAAAATTAGTTAATATTTCTGAAACTTTATTATCAAAATCTGTAAGATTCTCTAAATTTAATGTTATAGATTCAGAATTACCTAAATATTTTGAAATATTAGAAGCTAATGTTTTTTTATAATTTAAAATAGAATCATTTAAAAAAGTGATATCAAATTCTTGTTTCTTTTCATTAGCATTAATAAACTCTCCAGAATATCTATTAAATATAGAACTTTCGATTAATTTAGCTCGAAATTGTCTTAACATATTTGAATACTGTCCATTATTTCCGATGTAAAAATCAGGAGTAGAATCAGTTTCTGTATTTAATTTTAATCCTAGTTTATTATCTACTTGATCTATGTTATTAATAGTTAACGGAGAGGTGCTAATAACAGCACCTTCCGTAAACATATTATATAACCTATCTGAGTCATTAAAGAATTCATCTAGAAACTCTTTAAATGATTCAGGTTTAGTTGTTTGCATCCGTTTTACTAACGGCAAAAATTTTGCAGAGTAATTACATTTAGCACTCATTATTCTTTAATCTTTCTAATAAATAATTTTGAACATATTCATCTAATACAAGCAAGTTTTCACCTAATAGTTCAGGTTGTTTAAATATTTGATAATACATATTAGCTGTTTCAGCAGATATTTCTTTATTAGAAAATAGATCACTTAAATAGTTTGTTATAGACTTTCTTATATTAGAAGGTATTATATCTTTAATACTAATAAAGTATTCATACATTTGTTTATAACTGTTAAATGAATCAAATCTAAGTAATTCTCACTTATTATTGATCTTTGTTATTGTATATCCACTAGTTTCATTTTGCAAAGATATATAAAATGGAATAAAATTCAAAGTATATGTTGGATTATCCTGAATCCGAACAAAATTATTTGAAGGTAAATTTGCGTTTTCTAATTTATTTTTAATTAGATTATCAATATCCTTTACAGTAATAAGCCTATATTCACCTGTTATAGAATCTATTTCTACTTGAGAATATGTGATATCGTTAGTTAAACGTTTTAATCTATCATTAATTTTTTCAATATTTTGATTAATATCTAAATTAGTCTCAGGAGATAGATTATTTTCTTTTAAAAACGTATTAAATCTATTTAATTGTTCAACTTGTTCTTTTTGTTGATTAATTTCTTCTTGTTGAATAGATGTTTTAATAATTTGTGTTTTATCAATTGCATATATAGGTCCATGAAATTTAGATATATCTACTTTATAGTCTTTACGAGGATCTGTTAGGCCAAATATGTATTGAGCAATCGGTTCTTCGGTTCTATGATCCTGTGCATAAATGCCATTTTTAAATAGACTAGATGTTGTTATAATATCATTAAGAACATCTAAATTTTCAATCCCAACAGATAGCGCATCTAACGTTTCACTCGCTGTATATCCTCACACAGAATTAACTGGAACTCACTTATATGCTCCATTAGACTCTATGTATCGTTGATAATTATATCGAACTAAGTAAGTCTGTAATGTTTTAGGATCGATGTATTCTCTAAAATTTAATTCATATATATCTCCTAATTTTTCAATTAACAAATAAAGATTATCAATTGAATTACTTGAAACAGAAGTTATTTTCTTATCGATACTTTTAATTTTTTTATTGTCGAGACTATATAATACAAATTGATCATATTCTTGTTTTACTAAGAATGATTTTACTTCATTTTGTCCTGAATCTTTGTTCAAATAATTTAGTGTAAACATAATTCCAGGAACATTTTTATAACTACTTTCTCTAGGAGTTCTATTAGATTGATTATCTCTTTCCTTAGTTATATGCAATCTTAAATTATTAAATAGAGTTTTTCTTATTCCTGAATTAGATTTTGCTAAGTTTAATATTTCTGTTGTAATTTGTCCTGCTCTAGTAGTATAAACAACTTGATGCTTCTGTTTCGCATATTCAGCATAAACTTTATTTATTGGTTCACCTAATTTTTTAGCTTGATCTAATGCAGTTTGTCTTTCTGCTATTTTAGCTCTAGAATCTGTAATAATTTCAGATAATTGCTTTACTTGCTGAACTCCAAATAATACAAATCGAGCATCAGATTGAACTAAATACGTAACGTTATTTTCAGAATCTAAAGTTGGGTGCATATCCTTCTTAAATTCCATACTATTAAGCATAAGATCACTACTAATTAAACCCATTGCCTTACCAGTAATTGCTTTTGCAACGATACGAGTGCGTTCATCTTTAATAGAATCTAACTCTTCATCTTTAACTACAAAGGTAATATAATAGGGAAGTATTGTAAAATAGTTATTAGCATTTAAGTTATAAACATCTCGATTTACTATACCATCGGAATCGTACGTTATATCTTGGACCATTTTAATATCCCCATTGTAGTCTCCAAAACTATTAATAGTTAAAAGAATTGGAATGCGTACACTTCTAATTCTTTTATTATCATTAATTGATATATCGGCTACCAATAATCCTTGTTTACCCCTATTATATGGAACAATCTTTAACTTAGCATCTTGTAACGAATTAACAATAGCTTTATTTTTATTTCTATTACTAGGAGCTAATTGATTTAATGAAATTTCTAGACGATTTTTTGTTTGATTATGTGTTTTATGATGTCCATGTAAAAAATAATTTGATAAACGATAAATATACTGTATATACTTTGATTTAGGAATAGATTTTCTAAATTCAAATTGTTTATAAATAGATTTATCGTTCTCATTTACATCATAATCTCATAAATTATTTGTAAATCAATCTAAGGTTAAATCAGATTCTATTGTTATATCTGTATTACTTGGTCTTAATAATGGAGCACTTTTTACAATAGAAGTACTCTCATCAGTTTTAGAATAAACTTTTGGTTTAGATTCTAAATTTGTCTCAGAAACAGTATCTTCAATTGCATTCTCTAGTGGAATTTCTCCTGACGGAACTGTATTTTGAGATGATAATTGGGTTTCGTTTAGATTACGTTCACCAATATCACTATTAGCAATAGTTAGTTCTGATTTTTGAGATTTATCAATAGGAGTATTTACTACTGTAGGTTGATTCTCCTTTTGATCTTTATCAATTGTTGTTTGAGCAATAGGAGTTTCAGGCGTAGAAAACTCTGGTTCATAAGTTAAATTAGAATATACTGGATTACTTTCAATATTTAAAAGCGATCGTAGTCTTCAATTTTTAAACGCGTCAATATCATTTTGTTTAATTTCAATGTTATTATTAACCGTTTCATCAAACTGTGTAGTTATATTTAAAGTATTTCTAAGATATTTATCACTATCTAATATAACTGATCCTAGTGTTGAACGTTGTGTTAAAGTATATAGATTACGTAATGTACCTCACTCTTGAGCTTTATTTCTTCATTCTTTATCAATAACAACATAGTCAAATTCAGATCCTTGAACTGCATCTAAATTAATAACTTTAGCATTTTGTGGCAATCCCGTATATTTTTTAGGATTATCTGTTATGATTGCTATATCGTTTGATAGATGTGATAATTTGTTAATATAGTCTAAAAGTTGATCATTTGTATCTACAATTTTTTCTCCAACAAAAGTATTATTGTTTTCGTAATATTCTAATTTAATTCCGCTATTTCAATAAGATTTTGCATGATTCGACAACTGGATTGAATCAATATCGGGATTATCTTCATAGTATTTAATTCCTTTTTCTAATATTGCATTTAATGTTATATAATTATCATTTTTTGCAATATTATTTGGACGTAAAGTAGCGGTTAGATTTGGAGATTTAATTAGATATGTATCTTCAATCCCTCCAACTACAGTTTTTGAGTTAATTGTAATTATAGAACTATCTTGTTTTTTATCTCCAAATGCATATACCATTACATTATTTGTAATAGCTCAATTAGATATTAATTCTAATTCAGGGCGAGTAAAATGACTTATCTCATCAATAAATAAAATTTTATTTGGAGTATTATCAAATAAACTAGTTACCTTTGGAATTATAAAGTCTTTTAATGTGATATAATCATTATGTAATTCATAATCGTCGGTAGTTAACTCTCTTCCAAGGATAGCTTTAATAAAATCAGCTTTATTAAATATTTTACTATTATCTGCTTTAATTGAAGTTGCTAACTTACTAGCTTGCTCAGAAGTTGGGGCTAATGAAATAAAGGAACTTGTTTCATTAAACAGTGTTTTTAATAAATAACCTACAGCAGTAGTTTTACCTGTTCCTGCTCCTCCAAATGTGCAATAAAAATTATATAGCTTTAATTTATTTTTAATATAGTCGCTTAAATTTGGATTACTTGGAACTAAACTATTAATAATTTTATTAAATAGTTCCTTGTTGTAATTCATTGCGTATCCGATTCTTACAGCATGTTCCTGTGAAAAAATTGGAATTTTATCAAACTCATCACTAGATATAATTGGTTTTAGAGCTGCATAAAAATTTTGGCTCGGAGTAATCATAATAGATGCTAAATACATTAATACATCATAATCAGTTATAATATTATCATTATTAGTATTTAGATCAGTAGATTTTTGTTTATACAACTCTTTATCGTCAAATAATGCAATTAATTTATTCGCTAAATCATCATTAGTAAGTTTCTGTTCATAAATCGTTTCAAATACCTCTGTCTCAAATTTAATTGCTGAATCCTCAAAAGTATTAAAATTTTCTTCAGTAACTTCTTCTGTAGGTTTATACTTATTTCAAATTTCATTTAAATTAATATGAAACATATCAAATACTCTTTGTTTAATAAGACTATTCTCATTTGTTAAAGAATTAACAAATAATTGTTTCATATTAATTGTAATATCTTTTTGAACACGAGCTTTTTGTTCTTGATTTTTCTGTGATACTTCGAGTAAAATATTTAGTTTATTTTCTAATAATTCAATATCGTTTGATAGATTATAAAATGTTTCAAAATCAATTTCAGGTAAAGATAAATTTCCTAGGTATTTATTAATAGAATTATTTATACCTTCTCCATCAAAGTTTACACTAGCATTTAATATAGATTTTATTCCTTTAAGAAATAATAATAATTGTTCTAATTGAGTTTTAGCGTTTTTATCCTGAATAATATAATCTTTAATGTTTTTACTTGCTATAAATTTGTTATGTTCATTTGCAATAATGTTTAATAATTGACTAGGTTGCCCACCTAAACTAATTGCAAATACATTCAATAATTCATATATAGGAGATGCCTTAACTTGGGATCTAATGTTATAATATTCATTTAAATATTCATCTAAACGATAAGTTCCAATTCTTGGAAATACATAATTAAAGAAATCTTCAATTTGATTTTCATCTAAATCAGTTTGTTCTAATTGATTCCTTATTTCAGCAAATTTAGATAACACTTGTTCAGGATCCTCATCTAAAGATGCTTGTAATTCATCTAACAAATTATTGAAGTTTTCATATCCAGTTATACTATAGTCAAATGAAACTGGATTTCCCATTAACTCTAAGTCGGGATTATTTTTATATAAATTTTGAAGTCAGGTAATATAACGTTGTTTATAAGACAAACTATTTTCGTCTTGCTGTTTTTTAACAGAGCGTAATAAAGTTAATACGTCTAAATCTCCAAAATCCGCTGATAAATTATTATTTTTTAGATAACTATAAAAATTTAATATTGACTGAGCATAACTATCTATATCAGTTGTTGTAGATGATATTGGACGATGTAATATATCTTGTCCTTCAGTAGATATCGGATTAGCAATAAGTAATGCTGTATTTTCAGTATATTGTTTTTGAATATTCTGGAGTATTTCTTTTTCCGAAATTAGTCTATTTATTTCCTCAGAATTTTTTTCCTCATTACTTTTAAGTTCCTCTATTTTAGCATTAATAGCATCTAAGTTATTTGCAATTCTACCTAATGTAGAATAACGTAAACCGTATATATTATCTGCAACTTTTGTTTCGTCATTTATTTTTAGTAGAGAGTCTTTTAACTGTTGACTTAAATTTAAAAATAAATCGTATGCTTTATAAACTTTAGCTTTTTCATCTAATTGCGTATATGCACTAAAGTTTTCTTTAGCTGTTTTTTGTAAATCTTCATTTAGTAAATCTAAGTCTTTTCCATACATGGTTTTTACATAATCGTGCAGACCCATATTTACAAATGCCTGATTTATAGCACTATTAGTTGCAAAAATAGCTTGTCCAAAATAATATCCAGTACGTTCTCCATTTAATATAGCGTCTCTACGTGCACGTAAATTATTGATTTCTTGATTTAATTTTTGTATTTCTAAATTTTGTGCATTTTGTTCTGCAATTGCTTTTTGCGTTTCATTAGTAATAGGAGTGTTTGGAGTAGGTTGATTTAATTTAGATAATTCTGCAGATTTACGAACAATTTGTTCTGTAATGTTATTAAAATCACTAAATATTTGTGTAGTAACTCCTGATGCTAGTACGGCTTCGGCTACTTTATCATAAGGTCTCCCTTCTTGATCATATACTTGAAGTTTTTTTAATGTTTCATCAGATACTTTTAAACCTTCTGATGACATTAACTTATCTACTCTATCAATGTAATCAAGTAATTGATCATATACAACATCGTTTTGACTTTCTCCCTCCTCTGCGTTATGAAACTTAATTTGAGTTTCATCTCCAGTGTTTACTAACTCATATGTTTTTCCTGATAAGTTTACATCGCCTAATTTGCCCTTTTTATGTAAACGAGCTAATTCATTTCTTATATCATCAGTACGTCCTTGACGTATTAAATAAACAATTTCTTGAGCAGTTTGATTATCAGATGTAGTAGCTAAATTACTACTAATTCCGTGTAATCTATTTTGTCATTTTCCATGTAGTTGAAATACGGGTCCTCCAATTGCACCTCCAAAGAAAGACATAGCATAACGTTGAGCAGCATCGCTAGCTGATCAACCAAAATCTAAACGTCTTTCACTTTCAGTCATATCAATGCCTAAAGCATCTCCTGCAGCAAACAAAGCTTTGGTTAAATCAGAAGTTACTTCTTCCATTACCTCTTCTGTTGCTTCATTTAATGCAGAATCAACCAATTCATTACTACTATACTTTGCAAATTGATTTTGAAAAAATTGCTTTCCTCTAACGATAAAATTGGCAGCTTGTTTGGGAGTTGTAACAGATCATTTTGTTAAGTTTTCTTTTACCTCTTGCGCTAAATCTTTAACTGCTTTTTTAGCTGGATTTTGGTCTAAATACGTTCCTTTGAATAAGAAATTTCTAAAGTAATCCATATTCATTAATCCATACATTCCTCCCATAACACTTAACATACCTAAACCTGCAACAGTATCAGTTGCTCCAGCATTTTTAAATTCTGAATAAGCTTGTTGAGAAGATGTACCTGCCATATAAGCAAGTGCTAGATTTCTACCTAATTTTTGTACTCGAACTGATTCTGGAGCTCCAGTTAAAATTCTTGGTATTTGTCCAATAACTCTTTGTTGGAAAAGTTGTAAAGATGTATCTTCAATCATCTTTCCAAGATTTTCTCAACTAAACATATTTTGTTGAGAATAATCAGAAACGTTAGAATCAAACCTAGCTACATAACCTTCTATTTGATTTAATTTTTTAATAAAATCTGAATCATTATCTCCTCCAATAATTCCGTTAATACTTTTCATTAAAGTAGGAATTAATTGCGCTAATTCAGTTCCTGCAGATAAAGCTCCATACACTGATCCAACATATGGTATTAACATAGGACCTACCTTAAATACTAGTTTTGATATAGTTCCTCCTAAACTTTTATCTAAACCATCAGAATCAAAAAAATCATATTTGTTTCACGCAGATCCGTCTACTGTTAAAGTATCTTCAATACCTAAAACTTGCTTACCATATATTTCTCGATTACCTAATGTTTCATAATAAGTATCTCCATCTTCATTAAATTTGAGATCTCCTTTCTTATGCTGTAACGTTCGTCCATCAACTACATGTGTTCCATCTTCATCTCATGTAGCTAATACTAATGTAGGTCTATTTAAAGCTTTTCAAATTCCACCTTTTTCATTTGGAGTTCAATCTTCAAACTTCTGAGTTTCTCAATTAAATACTTTATTCTGTTGAGCTATTTCTCTAAAACTCATTGTTTGATTACCTCTACCAAATACATATTCTAATCCAGCAGAACGTCTTTCAGGATTTGCAACCTTTTGTATTGAAGGCAAATTATCTTTTACTTTACTTCCTGCAGGAGCAAAATAATCGAATGGATCATATTCATAAGTTTCTAAGAGTTTATTTTCAAACTTATTATTTGCATAATCATTATAGACAGTTAAGGCACTCTGATAGAAACGATTAAATTTATTTTCATCAAATTGTCCATTCTCATTTTTAAAAGCATCAATTACTTCAGGAATATTTTTATAATATTCTCTAGTATTTATACTTGTATTATCTGGAGTAATATCATTATTAGCAAAATCCTGTAGAGTCATATTAGGTTGGAATAGCAGTGTTGCAAACCAATCGTTCTTCTTATTCTCCATATTATTGCTTAAATTAAAAATTTGTTTTTATTGCATTTTGATTACGTTTAGCAATTGCTTGATTATATATATCCCTATAATTAGATGTTGGAACTAATTCATTATTTGATTGATATATCGCAAGTCTTTCATCAGGAATCGGCATAAATATAGTAGATTTATACATAGTACCTCTTGATGATTTTGCTTCATTAGCTGGTTTTTTAGATTTTGTTGAAAATCCTTCTCCGTAGTTAATTTGAGTATCATAGTAGTCAGTAACTTCTCTTCCTTCAGGTCTAGTAAGATGATACAATCATCTTGAATCTTCATCCAACGGCATTGTTTTGCTACTACTATAACCTGTCATTACTATAAATGACATAACTGAATCGGGATTATAAATATACCTTCCTGTTTTTTCATCATATATTACATCTAACCCTAACGTTTTAGCTTTTTCTAATTTTTGAATTGAAGTGATATCGGGAAAATCATCTAAAAACTTCTGAAATTCTTCAAAGCGAGCATGAGATTCAAAGTCTGGTTTAAATGAACCGTCTCGTTCAATAGTAAATGGTAATATTACTCTATTAACTTGACTTGTTCCGTCTCATAATATTTTATTAATATCTATATCTCTTACTTTCTGATCTCCAAAATATATAGATGACTTATCTACGATTTTCCCAAAATCTGCTTTATCAAGTAATTGTTGTAAATTAGTTTGAGGTACTATATTGCCGTTTTTATCTACAGGAGCACCATATGATTGAGCATAAGCGCTAATTGCTATTTTTGAGTCTGATGGACTTAATAACATTTGACGTCCTTTCACAATTCTACCATTTGCAAGAGCTTCTAATTGACTAAGTTCTGTTTCATCTGGTTTTTTAGAACTACCACTACCACTACTTAAACTATCAGTCATTTCTTTTTGGAATGCTAATTCTCTAGAATGTGTAGTATGTTCAGCTAACGCTAATCCGAGTAAATTTAATACTTCTGTTTTTGAATTTGGATTTCCACCTTCTGCTGCAGTTTTAACTCTTAAAGCATGTAACATATTACTAGGAAGTGTAGTATATAGATACTCTAATGCTCTTTCTGTACCCTGATCCTTATTTGTTATTTTATAATATCCATCAGGTCCTCCCATTAATAAACTTCTAAAACCATCTTCGATCTGTTCCTTATTTTTTAAGGTATATCCTTCAATTGTTTTAGTTCCAAAATCTTTTATAACACCTTTCAGATAATTAACAATACTTTCCATTCCAACTGAATTAGAAAGATTATTTAATATATCTTGTCGATATGCTAATTCAGGTTGATGTTCTCTTAAACTTAAGAGCTGTGAATTAGTTAAAGCTTGGTATTTATCTTTATTAGAATAATATTCTGAAGGATCTACTGTTGAAATTCCATCATTTTCAGAATATACATACATTCTACCTTTATCATCAACAGCTGCTTCTGCTCATGATCTTTCTTTGGATAGCTGTTCTGTAGCAGCATCATATAACTGTTTATTAAATTTAGTTCTATTTGCTAATGAACGTAGTTTAATAATATCTGAAACATTATAACTTTGATTAGCCGCCCCAAATAAGTTAGCAGAAAAATTTTTACTTTTATCTAATACAGCATTTGCTTGACGCAAAAATGTATCTACATCTGTTGGAATTCCATTTTCTGATATAATTTCTAATGCCTCTTTTGTAAATGTATCATCATTTGACAAGGTATTATTTGAAGTAGCAGTAGATATATTTCCTTGAACATTCTCATATGCATTATTAGGAATAAAGGGGGTATAGTATATACCCCCTGCATTATATTTTCTTATTTTCATGAGATGTTGCTTTTATAAATAATCTAATTATATTATTATTAAGTGATTTAACCGCATCGTTAACAGCTTTATTCTGTTGTATTCATATTTCTTCGTGTATAGGTCTATGATAACGACTGCGAGAATTTACTTTTCCACCTTCTTTTTGAGTTAAAATACTCTTATAAGTATCTGCATTAAATTGTGGACGATTAAATAAAGAATTATAATATGGTATTATTGATTCTACTTTTAAATTATAAAGTTGATTTTGAATATCGTTATATTGTTCTGGTTTATATTCGTTTAGTCAACTTTCAAAAGAGTAGTTATCTCTAATATCTTTGTTAGCATCATCTTTATATCAAGTGTTAAACTCATTGCGATAAGGTTTCATTAAATTTCTCATTTTGCCACTTAACTCATGTTCTAATTTTCCTTGAAGTAAAATTGAATTAAGACTGTCTCTTTTTTCTTTATTTAGAGCATTTAGTGTTCTTTTTTCTAATATTCAATTTTTTAAACCCATATAATTATTAGCTAATCGCGACGCATTATTTTGTGCTAACTGCATATTAACATTAGCAATTATTTGTCTATTTTGATTAGCGACATCTGCTCTTACTTGAGCATAACGTCTTTTTAAATCATTATTTCTGTTTAAATAATCGCTAAATAATTCAGAAGTTTTTAATCTTCCTTCCAATCGAGTTTGATTTGCTTGAGATTGACCTTGTTGTTCTAAAGCATTTGCTAATACAGCATCAGAAGTGACAGGTTTATAGTTTTCTTCTCTAACTGCTTTATTTTCGTAAGCAATGGGTACTCCATAGGTATTAAAACTATCGTAAATTTCTTGCGGTGCACTTAGTGTAGCATTATATCCTGATCTAATTCCTTTTTCAATTTCATCGTGAACCTTTCTATTATATACCCTTGAAGTTATTAGATCTGCTAAACTATATAAAGAATCTGAACTAATTTTAGGTAGTTTTCACTTTTTAGTATTCGTATCGTTTTCTCCTCCGTTTTGAAATTTCAATATTCCACCTTTTTTGTGACTTTTGATATAATTATTTAATTCAGATAAATGTGTAAAATTTATATTTTTTTCTTGAGGTGTTTTTAAATAATATGTGTAATCATTATTATTTTTTATTACAGATGGAATATAACCCTTTTTCATTATCTGATCGAGATTTTTTTGAGTAAATCCAGCATTTTTTAAAATTCCTAAATCTGTTGTGCGTCTTCCAATAAGTCTACCTCAAGAATCATATACTCCATGTCTTTCAACATTCGCGGAAGGAATATTACCATATACTAAATCAGGATGAGTAAAAGCATATCTGTTGATGGCTCTATTTTTAAAATATCTCCCAATATTCGAAAATCATTCCCCATCTTGATAAGCTACAGGATTATTTAGTACTCTTTTGGTTTCAATTCTTGTTTTAGGTACTTTAGGAATATTGTCGGAATTTCAAAATTTTAGTTTCGAGGCAATTGTTGTTTTACCTAAACCAAAATCAGACAGTAACTGTTCAGTTTTATCTGATTTAATATTTCCATCCTTATCAAACCACGTATCCATCTCTTTATTTTTATGCGTTGAAGAAGAATATGCGGCTTTAAATTTATTTTTTATTAAATCATTTAATGCTTCTTTACGTTCTGATTTAGGCAAATCTTTTAAACGAGTTGTTTCTGATTCTGTTAATTTTATTGATAAATCTTTGTTGGTTTTAGAATTCAAAGTTACAGAAGATGCAGGCGTTCCATTTTGGTTTATAATCGGTCTCTTACTAGTTGCTAATTTTTTATCTAAGAGTAATCGTTTTCCTCCAACTATAGATTGAATTCCAAGAGCTATCGCTCTAATATCTTCTACGTTTAAATTTTTTAAAGTATCTTTTAAATTTCCTTCTGTATTTATCTTACTTAATGCTGACGCAGCTTCAGTTAAACCTCCTGCAACGAAAGCAGATTGTAATACTTTATTAAAACGTCGTAATCCTTTAGCAATTTTTAGACTTTTTCCAAACACTCCTACTCCAGGTAGCAACGTTATAGCGTCTAATCCTAGACTACCTAAAGCTCTTCCTGCATCACCTCAATCTAATTTATCTCGTTTAACATCAGAAACAAACTGTGCAATTGTACTTCCAGCTCCAATTCCAGCAGCAACTGGATTACCACCTCCTACTAAACTAACTCCTAATGAAAGCATATCTCCACCTAATGCACCAAGTGCTCATTTATCTGCAGTCGATCATTTTACAGAATCATCTGTAATATCAAGTGGTTTAATTTCAGCTCTAGATAGATTTGGAATATAATCTAATTCTGTTTTTGTTGGATCACTAGTACCTCCTGTTTGTATTTGCTTAAACACTCCTCCAAACTGAAAACTGCTTACATTTTGAGAATTTAAATCATTAACTCGTTGTTCAAAAGATTTATTTCCCTGATTTCCTACTAATATAGATAAGTTTTCTCTATCTGGAGCGATTTCTTTATTTAAAATTTTTCTTAATAATGAGAGATTTTCTACTTTAGATATATTACCTTTTGGTTGTTGTATATAAAATGCTCCGTCTTTTCCACGGTATACATTGTATTCAATATTACGTTGTGGATCAATAAACGAAGTATATTTTGCTAATTGTGTATTTGGAATCAAATTAGATTCTCAATTTGAAATAGGTATAGATATCGGAGATCCAACATCTAAACTTGCTCGAGTTTTATAGGGAATTGCTTGAGTATTATTGTAACCTTTATAATTTCCTGACGCAAGAGAGGCAGTAGGGTTATAGTAAATATAATTAACTTTTGGTTGTCCTAAATAAGATCGAGGACTGTTTGGATCAAGATATGCATACAGAGATCCTCCCTCAGGTAAATTATAAGCATTAGAAACGTTTGTAAGTAAATAATGTTGATTATCCTTTAATCTTCCTTCTAAATTTTTTAATACATCTCAAACTCCTTCTACATAATTAGTTTTAGGATTAAATGGAGTTCATTTTACCCCGCTATTATTATAATAATATACCCCAGATTGTGCTAAGGCTTCAGGATCAAGATTTGTTCATCCTCGTTTATAAGCTGCAAATTCAGCTCCGACGTTATCTACATTATTAATAACATCTTGTGGGGAATAAAGATACCCGTTCATTCCAACATAATCTTGAAACTTAGTTCCTCAGTACGGAGATGCTTCATTGAAGTGAACCTTATTGTAATTTCCAAATAACTCATTTCAATTAGCTATTTTTAATCTTCCATTTTCGTTAACTAATTGAATGTTAGAAGAAAAATTCTCTGGCAAACCAACAGAACGATTTAACGCTTTCCTTTGATTTTCTTGCGCTATTGTTGCTCTTTCTGCTTGTTGCTCAGGCGTTATAGGAGATTCTCCAATTGAAATTAATAAATCAGATAATATATCTTTATCCTGTTCGGTTGTAGTACCTTGCTGTATTCTTTCTAACAACTGATCATAAATAGTATTGTCTTGATTAAATAAAGCTCTAGCGTTATTAACGTTAATCCCTTTAATTTCGTATTGACTATCGTTATTATCTCCTAATTTAAAGTAATTGATTAAATTTCTTATATCATTTACTATCCCCAAATTAGATGGACGATTGCTAAATACTTTCTTCCCATTCTCGTCGTTATAATCAATAACACGATTAGTAAAATTTATCGTAGTTTTAGGAAATACAGCTTGTTTTTCTTCTTTTTTCTGAGGAGCGATATATTTAAAATTACGTATAGCGTTTAAGCCACTTTTAGCTCTGTGAACTTCAGTATTGAACAAACTACCTAATGCTTGTCCTAAACCTGTTTGCCTACGTTTCATTCTTCGCTGTTGACTTGAAGTAAGTTCAGATACATCAAAATTTCCTACTTTATGTCCCAAAGAATCGACTGTAACATCCTTTCCTTGATTAAGTTGATCAATAACATCTTTAATTGCAAATTGTTGATCTTCTGGAATATTTTGTTTTGAGAAATTAATAAATTGATCCATAAATCCTTCACTATTTGCATCATATGAAGTTCCATCAATTATTAAGTGGCCTCTCTTAGGGGGCGTTTGATTACTTGCTACTGCCATTGGCCCCCCATTATCAAATTTTCTTATTACTTGTGACATAATTATTGTAGCTATATATTAAAAATGGAAGACTAGAACAGATCCAATCTTCCATTTTATCTGTTGTATTACTTCTTACAACCACCTTTACGTTTCATTTTACCACCTTTTTTAAATACAGGTTCTCCTTGTGGTGCGCCAACTTCTCCTGCTCCATTTTGAGCTTGTTGTACAATCATTATAAACCCTTGGCAAACTCCCATTGCAGCTTGGCAATCTTGAGTTTGTAAAGCTTGTACTGCAAGTTGATATAGTTCCATTAAAGGATCTTGTACAGTTTGTTCTGGTGCTGGTTGTACTTGTCCAGCAGGCATTTGGCCACCTGATTGAAATTTTTTTATAAGCATACTTAAAATTTTTAATTTATATTGTTATTTACTAAATATCTCTAACCATTTGTCAATTGCATCTATTCTGATATTTGATTTTCAAAATTAGTAATATTTTCAGTAAATACAAAGTAAAAATAGTTTAATTCTCGATTTTTTGAAAGTTAACTATTTTTTATTATATTTGCACTATAACCTAAAAATAATAATCAGAATGTATTTCATTCTCTACGGAGATGCTACATTAATAATATAAAACAAATAGGTTAGTCGAAAAGCCGAGTATTTTTACTCGGCTTTTTTCATTTCTACATAACTAGGATCGTTATTATCTTGTATTTTTAAATATTTAAAGACTTGTTTCCCAAGACGCTTGTAGTCTGAATCTTTTTTAGATTTATATGCTCGCCGAGCGCCTTTAACTAATATTCTAGTATTTGGTCTACTAAAAATACGTTCTCCTCCGAGTAATTCAAATTGAGAAGTTCCATCAGATCCAATTACATGCATTGTAGACAGACTTTCTTCTCAGTCTTCATCATCAAAGTCAACATCATCTCCAGGTTTTATCCCTGAGTTTTGATTTACTTCTAAAACGTATTTAACATTATCTTCACTTATAAATTCTTCTGAAAACGGAATCCCCTGTTTAACAGATATTACTTCTTCGTCTTCATCGATAAAAACAATATCTAAAGGTATTTCTGTATCTTTCATCCAAAAATCTACATGCTGCGGATTATCATATACAAATAACATTCCTTCATTATCGTTCATTTCAATAACATCTTGTAAACCTTTTACTTTCTCTTCTTCGGTTTCAGCTACTAGAACTTCATATTCTTTGTCTTCTATTTCGATTGTTATTTGTTTCATATTTTCTATATAATTAAATTCTCCACCTGCTTTATGTATAGGAATAGAGTTATACTTATTGTAAAAATACCGCGCTGCCTTTTTTCTTATCCTAGCTTTTATATTATCTAACGGTCTTTCAAATGTATTTGTAAAGATTGATACTGCTTCTTCTGGAGTTTTGTTATTTCAATTTATATTATTAAATTTTTCATAAGAATAATCTAACCATTTTGGGTTAAATTGTTTTATACTTTTTTCATACTCATCAGCTTTGTATGTTCCTCCATTTTTATCTACATATAAACGTATTTCGACTTCTTTACCAGTTTTATCCTTTTCTTTTTTAATAATAATTGGAAGTTTTAATACTTCTCTAGTTCTATTATATTCTTTTGTTCATTCGTCGTTATTAAAATCAGATAAATATTCTAAAACAAATGTAATTTGATTTTCTCCTGTATCTGGTAACCGTTTTTGTTTTAATCAAGATTTATATGCATCTAATTTATCATTCGTTAATTGAGCAATACCTTCTGCTCCAGATTTATTTACGCTTTTATGATTTAATCGTGACTCTTGATACAATGTTCCTAAAATACCAGCAGTTAGATTAGAATTTTGTGTTATTTTATAAATATGGTTTCATAATTTTTTTTCTTCTTGTTCACTAACATCGGGTATAATATCAACATTTAATTCTTTTTTTCAATCAATGTTTTTATAATTTTCAGTAAATCATTTAGCGGTTTCTTCATCTGGCATTCTAACATAATTTTCATTATCTAATGCAGATTCCATACCTGCATTAAATTTATAAGGAGGTTTAGTAAAGTCAACTAATTCATTATCTATTTCTTGTATTTCTGGGTATACAAAAAATCCTATATTATCATTTCCATATGCCATTTTATGTGTAGAAAATGTTTTTCCATTATCTTCTCAATTAGGAATCCCATATTTCTTATCTAACTTATCTAGACGATACGTAAATGGCGCATCAGAATTAAATATTAATGAAATCAAATCTTTTGGATCTGGCATTCTATTTAATATTTTTTGTTATTCCACTTTTATCTTCAGTATCTTTTATTAAAGCTATAGATAATAACTTACCAGCTTTAATCATTGCTTCTTCAGTTCCCTTTTTATATAATTGTTCGAGTTGTTCTGTTAGCTCTTTATTTAGTATTAACTCACCACCTTCTATTTCTGCGTGTTGTATAATATTACCATCAGAATATGAAATGACAGGAATGCCTTTTTTAGTAATACATCCTTTTAAATTTGAGTTAGTATTTTCTAAATTATTTTTTCGTGCATGTAACGAACCTTCAACAATTATGTTTAGTTTACCTCCAGTTTTATATATTGGTAAATTCGTTGTTAAATTTAATAGTATTTCTCTAGCTTTTTCTAATACTGGTATCTTCATTCCTGTTTTTCCTATTAGCATCCTATTTGGATTTAAACCTTGAAAACGTATATAGTTTTGACTAGCTAAATCACTTCCATAAGTGTTTTGTTTTCTTAATTTATTTTCAGTAGATATATCAGTAATTAATTCATTATATCTATTAGCTTGATCAATAAACCTGTTTGCTTTCCTTTTTCCAAATAAGAAACGCTTATTTCCTAAATTTTGAGCAGCATCGATATCTCCAGCAGATCCACCATATGCTCCTCGCATATCATCTATCTCTCCAGACTTGTACGATTTATGTGTTTTACCTGCCATAAATCCACCGAGTGATCCAACAACAGGAATTGACATAATAGTATTGTTTAACCCTGCACTACTAACTCCTGCTCTAGATGCTGCAACATTATCCATTTTATCTAATTGTAATCCTGCAATAGAACCTATCATATTTAAACCACTATCTGCGAAATTAATAGCAGTTCCAATAGGTCCAGCTAGAGATATTAGTGATTTCATAGATGATTTCATTGCTTTTTGACTAGCATCTAGATTATCAGGAACCACACTATCTAAAACTGCAGTAGTAGCAGTTAAGCCAGTTTGTAATCCATTAGATATTTTATAATCTTTGCTAGCTTTTCTTGTAATAGATAATCCTCCAATATTTCCTAAATTATTCCATTTAGAAGAATTTTCAGGAATAATTAAATTAGAAACTCCTGAAGTAATTGAAGGTAATGATTTTATAGAAGGAGTAACGGAATTAAATTTTAAACTTGGAAGTTGCCCTCCTATTAAAGAAGCAATTGTATTCAATTGTTGTGCGTCATCCATTTTATGAATAACTTAAAGTCATTAAAGTTTTTAATCCTGTAATAATAGCTAACTGTTTTCCTGAATATTTAACTCTTATTTTTAAAAACTTATCTCTAATTCTAGTTGATTGTATTGTATTGTTATAAATGATGTTATTTTCATCTAACTTTCCGTTAATATATTTTGCAATACTTTCTTTATATAAAATAGGTTTGATTACAAGATGCCAAGAATCCTCTCTATATTGAATGTTACCTTTAATCCTTCCGTATTTAATTATATTTTTAGCTTCCTGTGGAATGATTAAACTATATTGATTTAATACTGGATCTCAATCAACTTTAATATCTCATTTAGAATTTTTATGTAACTTAAAATCTTGAGAACGCTTAAATTTTGATCCTTCTTCTACATATTCTCCAACAGGACGCTGAGGATTATCGTTCCCTCAAATATAGCTTTTCTTTTCAGATTCATTATTTGCAAAGGTCTCAGCTTTATATATACCTGCTTTATTAAAACTATAACTATCTCCAATTATTTCAAATTCAAAGGATTCAGGCTCTGCATTATTTGAAATAATCACAAGATTATTAAATATTTTATGTAAACCTGTTAAATTATTTACTACAAATTCAAATTCAAACGGATGCTGTTTATCATATCATTTTGTAGGTAATATCTGATTAGTGATATCACTATCAAAATAGTTTATATCGTCAAATATACCTGCTCGACCGTGAACAAAAAATGCATTATTTAATAATTCATTATATTTTTCTTTATCTAACGCTTTTAAATTATCGGAATCAATAGCAACTGCAATATTTTGTGTAACGGTACTACCTCAAATATCAACTTTATTATCTTGATTTAGAGTTACTCCTGGAAACACTGTAATATTTAACAATAAATCATAATATTTAAATTCATAATCATCAAATTGTGTTCCTTGTTCTTCTTGCTTAATCTTAGTAGTAATTATTTTAGGATCTATTTCAATATAAGAAGTATTAGTCTCTGATATTAAAGGTAATACATATCCCGAATAATCTGATACATATTCTAATCCAACTATTCCACTATCTTCAATGGGCAGACTGTCATCTCATAATAATACTGGACAATTTTGAGAATCATTCGTTGAAAATGTAGAAATTGAATTAATCCTAAATTTATACGTATTAAATAAGTTGGAATTGTATACTATTGCGGCTTTAAAATTATTAATATTATAATGCTTTGCTATCTCTTGTTCACCGCTTATAATAGGTTCTAAAGAAACATCTCATAAGTATTTTGGACTACTGAAATCATCGATTTTTAATAAATGTATTCCTATATCAGATTTACTTGCAAATACAGCACCTAAACGTTTTGCTCTTTCTCGATCTAATGAATAAAAAATATTATTAATATTTGCAGAATATAACGGGGTTCAAGTATATTCAGTTATCCATTTATCTAGACGCTCATTATAACACAAATTCCAAGTTAAGTTACCGTTATAGAAAGTAAACATAACATCTCCTTTATACATGTTAAAATGAGTTTTAACATTTCTAGATCCTATAACAGGGTATTTTTCTAATTCTTTTAGGTTAATATTATCATTTAAAAAACGTTGAACCTTAAAATCGGAAAGTAACTCAAGACCTTTATTTTCACTAAAGCGCCATATTTTCTTAGCGTACGTATCTACTCCATAAATTCCTAATGGAGTTCTAACAATTGATTCTTTTCATATACTTCCAAAATCAGGAGAAATTAAAGTAATTTGATTTTGTAAAACTCCTGCTCCATACATGTGTATAGACTGTCCAGTATTTGTTGATATTAAAGCCTTTTCATTAATTGGAATTATTCCTAATCCATGCTCAAATACACAGAAGAGATTAACACCTCAAGGTAACAATTTTACAATTGCACCATACTGTCTATCCAAATCTTTATAAGATAAACCCTGAAATATTCTATATGCATTTTGAAAACTATCTTCTACTTGTACATTACTAAACATTACTCTAGTATCAAAAAGTTCTTTAACATAAGGAACATCTGGAACAATTTGATAACGTTTAGCACTTAAAGAAGTGGAATAACCTTCGTTTAGGATAAAACTTTCAGGTACTTTACTTGTTGAAAAAACATTATCGCCTTTTAAAGGATAAAACGATCTATTATTTCCCATTAAGGCTGCTTCTTCAGTATGTGTAGTATCCTCTGATCTTAATCCTAAATTATAATTAGATAATACTTTAAACGTAATTCAAGAACCAATTGGAACTGTATTAACATCAGCTCTATTAATATTACTTCAGGAATCCTTATTCATACTAGTTAATCCTGAATAATTATCTAATCATGTATTTGGATTTACAATTATTTCTGTTACAGGAGCGTCAGAATCAATAAAATTTCTTTGTAATCGTAATGTTATAGTATTAGTAAAACAATCTCCTCTATAACCATCGATAACACTATCTGTTATAAAAGTATTTATATCGTATCTATCTGTAATTGCATAATAAGCAGATTGATCATTTGCTCTAATTGTAAAATATTGCTTTAAAAATAATGTTGAATAATTAGAAATTCTAATATTATAAATACAGTTATCATCTAATTGCACATTTGTTGCCACAAACGGAACATAATTACCTCTTGCTAATTTATAATTGTTTCAGTTATAACTTTTTTCAGATACAAATACAAATTGAGATACATCTTCTGCAGAACCCGCTCTAGTAGTAAATCCCTTCTGATCTATAAATTTCAAGGGAGTATCATCAGGAACAAATAATAGTTTAGATTTAAAAATTCCACTATCTAAAGTAGCTTCTTTAAATGTTCATTTATACCTCCTAGTAACTTGATTTACCTTTCCTGAAATAAATTTGGATAAAGTATATTCAGCTCCATTAAAAGTAGATTGTAGTGAAGGATTTACACAAGCATCTAAACATAATAATGCAGAAGAACCTTTATTATTTATTTTTATAATTCTATCATTATATGATGTTGTAAGAACTGCTGAAGTTTGACTTATGAAACTTTCTGTTTCATAACGGCTAGTATTATCATTATATATAATCGGAACATAACTAGTAGTGTCAATCCCAATGCTTAAACCTTGTGCTAATATAGTTGGGATTCTTTTCTGCCTAACAAAGAAAAATCCTTTAACTTTATTTACTTTTAATTCAGAAACAATATCTTTACTTAATGTAAATTTAAAATATAAAGGTTTAGTTTCACCTTCAGAAAAAATACTAATATTAGGTAATTTAAAAACTCCTTTTGTATTTGATAGATTTTTTTCTTCAATAAATATATCTGCAGGTAAATAATTTAATTTTTCACTATCTTTTATATATAGATTATTATATTTACTGTCTGAAGGTATATTCGTAGCTTCAAGTTTTGTAAATTGGCATCCTCTTAGATTATATACAGGAGATAAAGAATCATCCTGCATAATATAAACAATGCCTAATCTGTACATCTCATCAGGTCAATATCCTAAATAGAAGTATGTATTTAACGGATTATAGTATTCTGTTTGTTCAACACTATCGTTTTGTTGAATTTTATAATCACTGTCTAAATATCCAATCGTTTCATTTTTTTGTGTACAACGTACATCAATATAATACGATATTGTTTGTAAATCTCTATGATTTAATAAAATTCCTTGAGTATTTCCAAAAAATAACATATTTTGGACTTGAGCTTGAGTCTTAACTGCTGTAACTAAATTATATTTAATATTTAATTGCTCCTCATCAATTTCTTTTACTTCCTCAAATCCATTTAAAGAAATTGTTATGGTATTTTCAAGTATATCATAAGGTTTTATAACTTCATAACTTTTAGAATATTTAACTCCATTTAAATCACTTGAAGTTCTAGTATAATACAAATATACTCTAGAAAAAGTTGTATCAATATTACTTAATTTTAATTCAATTGATTTATCTGTTAATTCTTCTAACAAAGCACCATATATTGTCGTAACATCACTAATTGTACCATGATATATAGATACTGTTCCAGATTCAGCTACAATATCTGTTTTATTATAATCATTATCTGCTAATTTAATATAAAAAGTATAATTTCCTCCTTTTAATTGTCCATAATTACTAACTTCTACTAACTGAATAACTGGTATACTATTTACATTTCTAAATAAACGTGTATCACGGTCAACGTTATTTTTATCGTATAAATTAGTTTGAGTAACTTGATTACGACTTATTATTTTATATTTATTGTCTTCTGTAACACTGAAACGAGAATTAATAATTCTTGGAGGATTCTTATCATCATTTATTATTAAATTTACTGTTCCATCATAGGAAGGTTGGCATTCTATATCAACAGGATTATTTAAATCTATACCTAATTCTGTACTTGGCACTTCAAAATCTTTAATCTGATCAGAATAACTTATATCACTTTCTTGATATTTTACAGTTTTATCAGTACGATCGATAATATTATGTAATGGTTGATACTCATGTGCTAAATCTCCTTCTTGATTAAATTTAATACACTGTATACCTATTTTTGTCATATTATTTTTTAATTAGTTTAGGAATAATTGGACACGTACTGGTATTTGAATATACTCTTCAACAACCTCTGCTTCCATTATTGTAAAATCAAGTTTCGGCTAACTCTCCATTATAATCACAATATATAACATCATTATTTTTATCTCATTTTAACATACTGACTAATCTATTTATAGAACTATTATTTACATCTACATAATCATCTCCAATTCACTTAATAGTATTTCAATTTTCAGAAGATGCATTTTTTAAAATATCAGAATAGTCATTTTCATGATTTTTTATATATTCGCTTATAGTGTTTTCGTTATCCGATATTCACTCGTTATATTTTGTTTGTATTTTTGAATCAATATTCCAATCTAATGTAATAGTATCTGGAACTTTCACAGTATATAAACTTTCAATGTTAATTATAGATTCATTTAATTTTCTTAAATTATTTGATTCAACTCCAAATTTACTTAATAAATCGCTTAAATTACTCGTATCGTTAATTAAATCATACGAACTATCTCCAAATTTATATAAGATTTTATTATATTTATGTGATACATTTAGAGACTTTCAAACAAATTGCCAATCGCCAGGTTCTACTAAATCACTTTTAACATTTACATTTGCATAAGTCGTAGTCCCACCTTCTTTAATTAAGACTAGATATTTTCCTAATAACTGTACTGCTTTATTAATTTCAGTTAATTGTTCTTCTACAGTTCCATTAATATTAAAATTTCAATCATATTGCTTATCAGCTATTTCACACGGAATAAATACAAAGGTATTTTGATTACCTTGTTTAGTTCTAACAAGAATAGCGTACCCTCCAGTATATGGTATATTATTATATATTGGATTATATCGCATATTAAACTTCATAGGATAAACAGCTTCTATATAAACTACAAATATACAATACTTTTTTCCAATTGTATCACTATTTATTAACATATCTCAATCTTCCGATGCTTTAGTTCACGTCTCAGCTATGTTTTCTACACTTTCTTTAGTTTCACCAGAACTTACATTTCATCCAGGAGGATTGATTCATGTTTTATCACTATTATATTTCTTTATTCTATTTAATGAACAACCAATTGTGTCTCCTGTTCCATAAAGTTTTATTCCTAAATCAGAACTAGCTAATTTTTGATCACTACTATTTTCAAATACATAATTTCCTGACATATAATGTATTAATGGAACTTCTATTTTTTGTATTATTGGTTCTGATTGATTAATAGCTTCAAAAGTACACGTTTGAATTTGCGTTCTACTAAATATTGTTTTATAGGTAAGATTTTCATCAATATTAAAAGTTCTTGATGGATCAGGATAATTTGTAGTTTTATTGTTTACAACAAGATCTGTTATTGCTCCAGAACTTTCATTATATTTATATGATAATGTTCTAGAAACTTCAATATTCTTAAATAATCTGCCTCTATTATAATTTGGCAAAAACTTTTCAAAATTATCAAGAGTAGCAGTATAGTCACAACTTAATGTTATAGAAGCTGTAAAGTTTTTAATATATGAACTAGAGATATAAGTTGAATATTCTGGAGCAAGAGTATTTGGAAATTTTGTAGAATCTAGCTGTGTTATTGGATCAAGTTGAAGATTGGTAATCTCAGTCTTAGAAACATTATAACCTGATCCATATGTAGCTAAATTTGAAATTCATTCATTTAAATAAATTTCATTAAAATCATCTCTTGTTGAGTAGAACGTATTTAATAACCTTGAAGTTATTAATAGTTTTGATTCAGAAATAATTTCTTCACTTGTGTCTTTATTATATAAATATATTGTGAAAGTATATATGTCATTTTCAACGAACTTACTATTCCATTCTATACTAAGCGTATTTTGTCCATATAGATTTATATCAATAATTTCTTGTTTTTCTTGTTTTTCTTGTTTTTCTTCAAAAACTGAAACTAACTCGCCATCATCGCTAAGTTTTTTAATATCATATTTAGCTATAATGTTACTATTAGAATTAAAAGGTCCAGAAATAAAATAATTTAAAGTAATTCCGTTATCATTAATTAAATATTTATATATGCTTAATAATGATATTGTATCTTTATTAAAGATATCTTCAGAAGATATATCTATCTTAGTTGTAAATTGATCATAAATAATCTCTTTAAGTTCTATTTCTTCGTTGACATCTTTATATGGTATATTTGTAACTACAGGAGTTACATATAGAGAAGTTTTTATAATCTCCGCATTTTGTTTAGTTTGTACATTTTTTGTAACAGTTAAATCTAATTTAATAGTTTTAACTTTTGTTTGAATTTCTGGATATTCTAATGTTGAGTGATTAATATCTGTACTTAAAAGTGCACCATATGTTTTTTCAGGATCTTCTTGAGTATTATCTTTATGTGTAATATTTTCTGAACCGTATGATATAACTTGACCTGTTGTTTTATAGGCAACCTCATCACCATCATAGAGAATTCTGAAATTTATATTCTTTAAAAGGTCTGTAGTATATAAATAGTCATCAGTTCAAACTTCTAAAGTTAATGTACATGTTAATGTTTTTCCTCCAAATTGATTATATTTTAAATTTGTTATATAAAAGCTCAATTTAGAGATATTTAATACTCTAGATTTGCAACAAATTCATCCAGGAGTAGTTCAATTAACAACGTTTCATAATTTTGTATCTGTTGTTGAAATTTTACCTGTTGTAATATCGCTTAAGGATATAGTAATTGGTATAAGCTTAGATTCTTCAGTAAAAACGTAATGAGATAATTCATATCAATTATTATTCCCAATTAATTGTGCAATATTTTCATTATATAAATGAAATAAATCACCTGAGTATAATTTATAATTGTCATCATTACTATATATCCAGGTTTTTAAAGATTTTTCAAATTCTGTATATAATTTATAATTGTATTCAAATGTTGGAAGTATCTCAATATTAGTTTCTTTTCCATCAGAATCATTTTCAGATATAAATATACGTTGAGGAGACGGATATGATCCGATTTGACATAAATCTTTGATAGGATTATAGGAAATAATATATATTATATTTCCATATTCTCTTATTCCAACAGGAATAAAATCAGATCCTAAACTAGCTAATGGGAGTTTATAATTACCCATATCGTTTTGAAGAACAAACTCGTTTCCATTATATGTGATTAAAGTTCCATTAATACAATCAGTTAATACTGTATTTGGAGTAGTTAATGGATTCATATCTTTAATCATTCCATCATTAAAAGTATTTGTAGCTTCTTGTCTAGACATAATCCATTCTATTATATTTGTTTAAAACCATCTTTTGTTCTTCTATAAATATATTTAATATTTCTAGTTTCATAATTTTTTTGATATAAGGTTCATCCTACATCTGTAGGAAAGTATAGCACAAAGAAGTGTTTTCTTCCTCTATCTAACATACACTCTTCTAAGATTTTGTAGGCATATATATAATCGAACTTAACTCTTTGTCTTCTTCTTCCGCGAGACTTAAACTGAGCTTTATAATTCTCAAATTCTTTATCAGTTAGTCCGAAATAGTATTCTCCATTAAATATTTTTTTAGCTCTTTTATACTTAATACGTAGCTTAATTTTATTCTTAATTCTTCAATAATGATAAAATATTAAATTATCTCTAAAGAATTTACCACAGTAAAGAGTAAAATAGGGGGATTTGAGTAACACATCTCCCCCATATACGTTATGTGTATAAAAAGATCTTAATCCAAATTTTAAAATATATTCGATTTCCTTTCTAGTTAATGAAGGGAATTTTTCTCATACTTTATCTACATAATCATCAACATATTTGATTTCCATTAGTAATACTGTTTACCTTTATTAATATTATCAATAAATATTTTCTTTAAGGCAGAATTTATATAAATTGGTTTTTCTCTATATCCGCCTTTATATTGATATCGATAATAAATTTGATATCCTTTAAAATTAGACATCAAATAATCAATATCATTAAATTTCCCCATATTGTACATATGTCTAAACGTTTCTCCCGTAAATTGCTTTACGTGTATCATTGCTTCTTTATGTACAGTTGGTAATACAAATGTAATATTATTATTAATAATATCCAAAATAATCAAATAGAAACAGTATGTTAAAACCTTAGCAACTAAGTCTAGTTTGCTATCACCTTTACAATCTTTACCTCAAAATTTCTTTTTAGTAGTTAATCTAGAAATATTAAAATTATCAAATAAATCTTTTGAAGTAAAGCAGTATCCTGTTTTGTAAAACATTGATTATAATATTGGTTTGAAAGACTTCATATAACTTTTTCGATCTCATCTAGTTTTAACATCTAATATAGCATCCATATCGTTTTGCGTAAATTTAATAGGGATTCTTGCTGCACTACATGCTCGAAGTCATTCTCTTCTCGTTAATTCAGATAATTCAATTAAATTTTTATCTCTTAATGCAATACCTTGTTTATATAAATCACAATATCCAATATATGCAGCTAACGCAGTTACTTCTTTATCGTTTAGTAATGGTAGTCCTTCGTCATCCACTATTATACCATGATATATAATTATAACTCCTTTATAATCTCTATCAAATCTTAAAGAATTATCTTCTTGATGGTATTTAACTAATTTTCCAGGATGATAATAAGGATTATTTAAGCATTTTCAAGCTTCAACATAATTTTCAATAAATAATGTTGTGATTTGATTAAATACTGTTTGATTAGTTGTCATTTGTGCATCTAACAATGGTAGATGAACTGATTCAATTATATCGCAATTACAAGGTAATTCTATTTTTTTATCAATAGCATCTGCTTTATAACGGTATAAACGAGTGTGTTTATTTCCAATTTTTTCTCAACCATTTAAAGCTATATCTTCAAAAGCAGTTGGAGTTAAATTTGTTCCATATAAAGTTTGAGCTAAAGAATAAACTGAATTAAAATTATGTAGTTTCATTATTTAGGTTCTTGAGTATTTGGAGTTACAGGAGTTAAGAAAGCTTTATAATATCTTAATTTCTTTTCAGTAAGACGTTTTTTAACTTCATTAGAAATAGAAGATAGATTTAAATAATGTTCGGAATTACAACAACTGTATTGTTCAAGTTGTCTAGGGTCTTTAAATATACCTATAACAGAAATGTATTTGACAAAAGGTACATTAAAAATGAATCCATCATACATTCCATTTTCATTAGGAGTTGTTTCTATATAAACATAAGGCTCATCTGCTCCACGTTTCTTATATTTATGAAACTGATAAGATGTATCGGTATATATTACATATTGCTTTTGTCTATCGATACTTCCTACAAATTCAAGAGCTTTTGTTCCTAAATCATTAACGATTTGAGGAATTTCAAAGTGTAATGCTTTTTCTCCTGCTGAAAAATTACAACATCTGGCTAAATCTTTACAGTCTACCTCAATACAGTTAATTGCTAGCATCATATCTTTTAAAGAAATTAAGTTTCTTAGATATAATTCTTTAATTACAACTAAACGCTCTTCAATTACTTCATCTTCTAATTGTTCAATAGACATTGTTGGAGTTGAAGTAATTCCTCTTAAACCTGAAACTACATCATTATATATTGCACTAGCAATTTCATTTATTGTCATATTACGATGATATTAAAAAATAAAGGCAAGACAGGAAAGAATCCCGTCCTGCCTTTAAAATAAGTGCATTTATTGTGAAACTTATTCTCCTGTAAGAGTAATAGTTTTGGTTGCTTCTGTAAACCCAGTTGCAGTAGCTTTAACTTTAACACTGCTTCCTGTAGCTGAAGATTTAACTTCTAATTGATCTCCATTTAGTACAAGATTACCACTGTCATTACCGTCAGGTAGAGACCATGTAATATCTACAGGAGCAACTTCTCCGCCCTCTATATTGTATGCATTAGCCATCAGAGTAACAGTACTACCTTTAGCAATGCTATCGTTTCCTATAATTTCTATAAATTTCTCTTGTACCATAACATTTTCTCCAAATGCAGTTTTAAGTTTAGCTTCAAATGTTGCTTCTAATTCTAATGTACTAGGAATATAGAATACATGATTAGTAATTGAAACTAATCTTTGTCCTACTGAACCAATACCGCTCAAATTCTTTCTTTCAGCGATATAACGGAAAGAATATTGTGTATAAAGTTGTCCAGGAACAGGCTTTTCGTCTCCGTTGATGGAATTGTATCGAGTATTTGGATAGCTTGGGAAACGAAGATTTTCAATTAACCAGTCACCAGTTGCAAATGGTACTTTATTATCAGTTTTTGCTATAGTACCAACTACAGTCGATACTACATATTGACCTTCTGATGGAAGTACAGAATTTGGTTCATATTTTTCAATTACAACTGATTCAAACATATCAGTAGCATCAGTTGCTGTAATAATTACATCATCGTCATCTACAGTAACTGTAATGTACTTATTATTTTCAGGAAGTGCTAATTTAATTGCGTTAGCAATTTTTGTAGCCATTAAAGCTGCCGTATCGTCGGTGCTATCTCCAACTACTGTAAATTCAGCATAAATAGGCTTTTGAAACTTCCAAACTGCAGTTGCGTAATCGGCATAAAATTTAGAATTATTTTTCATATTAACCGTAACGCGATATTTACCTCCATTTGAACCAGAATTGCCAGCTACTGCAGTAATTGTTGCAGTGGCTTTAGTACCTTCTGTACCTTTAGCTTTATAAACTTTTCCGTCAGCAATATTTGTACTTTTGTAGTCTACTTTATATTCACCAACACGGAAAATTCTTAGTAAACCAGTAATTGCTTGTACATTTTTGTCTGTTACGCTATTTAAAATAGTCTCTTTTGTGTAATCAAACATAGTTTTAAAAATTTAAAATGTTATTTACTTAGTTATTGGAACTCCCGTTGCTATTGTTTGATTAATTGGTAAATTAGTTTGTAACCTAGGATCACTAGCGTTTTCTAAAACTAACTTCACTGTATCATTAATAATTTCATAGCAGACGTATTCTGGGAATTCTAATTCAGCAGATTCGCTTATACCTTCTATTTCGGTATAAGATAAAGTTATATTTTCAGGTTTTTTAATATAATCTATATGTACATTATTTGGTTCATAATAATCAACTTTATCTCCACATAATATTTCAATAGAAGAATTAGAGCTATTAGAAAAATTATTAATATAATAATATGGACGTTTAATAGTTGGCTTCATATAAGCATTATTAATAATTTGTCCTAACATATCTGCTGTGGCTCTACGCGCACCATAATAAATCGATGTACCTTTTGTAGTACATGATTTTGTACCTTGTGATTCATATTCTACAACACAATTTAATAAATGTAAATAATTATCAGGAAGATTTCCTACATAACGTTTACTAAAATTACTTACTGTATTTGGTTGTAATTCAATACTAATATGTCTTGTCAAGACTTTTAAATCATCTGTACTTTGTTGATTAATATCATAGTGGTTGTAAACTTTATTTATATATTGTTGGACGGCTTTTTTTACAAAGTAATTATAATCCTCCAACAATAAGCTTGGAGCGCCTAATTTGTTTATCTCTATAAGCACAGATTCATATACTTGTTTAGCCGTCATATAATTTTCTATTTTTGAGAACTACTAGGTTTATTAGTAGTTTCTGAGTTATTAATTAGTGGTTTATATTCAGGGAATGTTTGAATCTTAATCTCATCTAGTATTTGCTTATTAGCAGGATCTTTAAAGAAGAAGATAACGGCTTCATCATTTACGCCTAAGCGAACATCTCCGTACATAAATATACCACTTACTTTCTTAATTATGTTTTTATCAGTAGCTTCAATAAACAATAAACGTAATTGCTGATCTTGTCCTGTATACAAATCGATAATTAAGTTAGGATTAGCTTCTGCTTTTTGATATAAGAAATCCTGAATATCTGAATCAGGAGCATTATACATACGTTTACCTAAAAGCTTAACTTTAGTTGCGCGACCTTCTGCAGAGTCTTGTTCGATAAAAACGTTAGCTTTAGTAATAAGTTGTTTTCTTTTAATACGTCGTGCAGATTCTTCTCCAGGTTTTTCTACCCAAAATTCTGCTCGACCATAGCGATTTTTATCTCCATCTATAATTAGATTTCCTTTTTCATCTCTAGCGCCTCTCTCTTCAACAATCAACTCACTATTTTTAATAGCTTCCCATTTGTGCCTTTCTAGAATATTATCAAGGTTAAATGTAGTTCCATCTTCAACTAAAATTTCCATATCAGCGGGTATAAAACCAGCACGATCTGGGTCATTAAGGTCTTTTTCACTAAGAATCATTTCAGATTCTCCGTTAGGATTCATACGAACTTCTTTTACAAATGGAGGATACATTCCATTCTTATCTTTTACTGGATTAAACCATACAGATTTTACCTTGCCAAAAGCACTTCTTAGAGTTATTGTATTTGCCATATTTATTCTTATTAAACTTGTTCTTATTTAAAAATTTATCTAAAATAGTCTTAATCTATAAATTAATTGTAACTTCCCCTACACAATTATAGAGGAAGTTACAATTTATATTATATTAATTAGTCAGAGCTAATTAAAATAAATGAACGATAAGGATTGAATACGCCTACGCCTGCGTCTATGTTATTGTTAATCATTATATTGCTATAATGTACAGACTATATCTTAATCCTTTATTCTGTTACCGTTTAAAGGATCCTCCCCGTTTCAAGATAAATATCTTTACTCTACTCAGTTATTCATTTACGTTTTTCTCGTAAATTATCTTTTCGATAGTCGTTGAACCTTACTGTTATAACAGTCTTGGCTGCTGATTATCTTAATAAGACTTCCCAGCAATTAAAGGAGTATTTTACAATATTGTTACCAATATAGGGGACCTACGCTGCGTAATTTAAGCCCCAGTTAATATATTTAGAAGCTGCTACAGGAGACGAAACTTGACCGCTTGACGTTCCGTTTTGTCCACCAACACCATTAATCCAGTTATGAACAATATCACAACCTTTAAATGTAAACATTTGAAGTGCTGGTTTACCAGTTGCTGAATCTGCCGTTAGATCAAGAAATATACCGTATTTCTTATCAGGATATTCAAAATCAAACGAACGATCAATCTTAAATGTAATTTGATTCATTTATGTTAACTTATATTTTCATATAAGATCAGACTATATCTTAATTTAATATACTATTACCATATATTAAATTCTCCCTATTTCGGAATAAATCCTACTCTACTTGGTTATTTTACAATATCTTTCTTATTGTATATCCTTTCGATAGTCGTTGAACGTTTTCTAATAATTAGAACTTCGCTGCTGATTAGCATGTGTAATATTTACATTTAGCCTTCCAGCAATTAAAGGAGTTTTCTTTATAATTAAAATATAAAGGAGCAATTATTTACCCGCAAATTCATAAGATTGATATGTTGCACCTAAATCAAGATATCCATTAGAAGCTTTCGAGAATAAGAATGTTCCAACAGTCTTCCAATCACGAATCCAAGATGAAAGTGCATTTTGAACTTCATGCCACATCAACGTGTTGCAAATAAAGATATATTTGTTACCCGTTGGTCTTTCCGATTTAGTAGTCATTTGAGCAAGTACCTTATTAAAGATACGAACATTTAGATGTCCACTAAATACATATTTTCCAGCAAAACGTTCAATTTGGCTGATGATACCATCGCCAGAAATAATCATATTTGTGTTAACTTATATTTTCATATAAGATCAGACTATATCTTAACTTTATATACTGTTACCGCATATAAAGTTCTCCCCGTTTCCATTTGATCAAATGTACTCTACTCATTTATTCATTAAGAGATTTCTTCTTAATTATACTTTCGATAGTCGTTGAACTTCCTTAAATAAATTATTTAAGTTTAGCTGCTGATTGTCTTCATCTTTCATGTTCAGAGTTTCCAGCAATTAGAGGAGTTGTTTTAATTAGTTTACTAATTTAGCAGCCCATTATTTCTTTAGGTTGCTGCGTTTCCTATTTTATCAATAAATTGCTTTATTGTTTAGACTATATCACTAACCTTATTTCTGTTACCGTTATAAGGTTACTCCCTGTTTCGGAATAAATCCTACTCTACTCATTTATTCACTATAGTGTTTCTCTATAGTTATACTTTCGATAGTCGTTGAACCTTACTTAAATATTCATTTAAGTCTTGGCTGCTGATTGTCTCTAAATTGAGAGTTTCCAGCAATTAAAGGAGTTTTATTGCCACATATTACTATGTGCGACCCCAAAACGTCTAGGGTCAAAAATCTTAGGTTTGCCAAATTTATCTACATTAGTTTTACCCCAAAGTAATGCATTATTACGAGCAAACATGTAGGTATCTAAGCAATCTTTTTGTGCAGGATTAAGTTTGTAAACAGGATCGTCTTGCTGACCTTTACCAATTTGGATGAATACATCTTCCATTGCGGCATACTTAGCAGACCAGCTTACATCTGCACGATGAGTTGAAATAACATTTGTATTAACTTATATTTTCATATAAGATTAGACTATATCTTTAACTTGCATTCTGTTACCGTTTACAAGTTACTTCCCATTTCCACTGTTACTGTGTACTCTACTCAGTTACTTATCGTAGTATTTCTCTACGATTACCTTTTCGATAGTCGTTGAACGTTCTTTAAAATAGATCTAAAGCTTCGCTGCTGATTAGCATATATAAATACTTAGCCTTCCAGCAATTAGAGAAGTTATTTTACATACTGTCACCAATATGGGACCCATATTTCGCCTAGGTCCGATGCTTTTCGGTATTACTCTGATATTTTGTGTACTTTATTGTTAATCATTATATTGCTATAATGTTCAGACTATATCTTAATCTAAATATTTAAATACATATCCTTTGCATTTTTTACGTTTTCCTTGCGCAACAGATTTAGCGTTTGCGTACCCAGCTTTTACGCACTCTGTCATTGTAGAATAAGTTTCTAATAAATTTCCATTATCGTCAAAACGCCCAACAGATGACCCAACGTATGGTTTTTCAACTGTTGTAATATTTCGGTGTTTTAATTTTTTCATGTATGGTAACTTTTCATAGGAGAACTGATGCCCAAGATATTGATGACCTAAACGAATTGCTCTAGGTAAATGTCCAGGTCTTCCATCACTTGGTTTTAAATATCTTGCTGCATCATGTAAACTTTCAAATTCCATCTCAAATTTACCATCTAAATCATACATATAAACTTTAACTTTATCGTTTCCCATAGAAGTATCTCTACCTCCTAACGCTAGATTATAAGTATCTTCTCGACGTACAAATTCTTCATTTACTAACTCGGCTTCTAATTTATATGCATCTGTTTCAGAAGTAAATGTTTTTAATATAGTTCGTTTAAATGACTTAACTCCATATTTTGCTACAGCATGTTTAAACGGAGTATTGGCGTTTTTGTAAGTTGCAGGTCTATTTATATAAACTCCACAACCTAAATATCCATCAAATTCTTCAGTTAAAGTTTTATGTACTCCAATGTAAATTTTATTATTGACTGTACAAAGTGTTTGATAAACTATATATATATAATTCATATGTATTTATTTTTAGATTTATTCCATTTCGGAGTTACTTTTCTCCTACGTCTATTCAGACTAGTCGTTGAACGTTCTAGAGTGTTTCTCCTTGAGCTTACTTTATCTCTAGCTTCGCTGCTGATTGTCCCAGAGGGAGTTTCCAGCAATTAAGAATATTTTTTTAATTTTACACTATATTATAGTTATAATATTAGCGGAAGAGAGCTACACAAACCAAACCCTCTTCATGCATCTCAGGTTGATAGTTCGTTAAGAAACGCGTATTCATACCAGGCTGACAAGCAGAAAGATCAAGTACTTCACTATAATCGTCACCTTGTAATTTACCAACTACTTCCCAATCGTTGTCGCGACGGCTAATCGGACGATTTAGAACAATAACCTGTTGACGAGAACCTTCAATAATAAAGGTATCGTTTTTCTGATAGTAGTTTTCAGGGAAATGGAAGATAATATCTGATCCATTTGCGCCATTACCTTCAGGTACAGTTAGGAAGTGTACTCTTTTAATACGGTTTACATTAATATCCCATTCAACCATGAACGAGTTAATACTTTGAAAAGCATTGGGTCTACCTTTGTCTAGAGTATATACGTTCATTAATGCTTCAGTAAGATGCGTAGCAGTATACTGATCATACAATGAAGATACGATACCTAAACGAGCAGGATTTGCCATGCTTGTTGTTATCCTATAAGTTTTTTATCTTATAGTTCTTACAATTTACCATCTTGTAAGGTCGGCATACGTTTTCATCTAATAGATGTTGCGTACTCTTGGAGATATTATATTCTTTATAAATAAAGTTTCAATCTCTATGCTCTACGGTGAATATATATATTATTATATATTTTACCTCGGTGTTGCCGCTGAGAATTAGGACGGTTTCGCCGATTTTACGCAATTTTTCAATAAGTATTTCTACCTAAAGGGGCGCTCATCCACCCAAGAACTTCATAAAGTCCTCTGCAGTACGAGTCGAAGCCATTTCGGGACGTACTGTTGTAAAATTAGATATTCTCATAATTACTTATTAAAAATTTTGTTTAAAAAAATATAACTTTTATTCTTATCTATAATATTTATCGTATAGATCAGAAAGTGTTTTAGGTTTTTCAGATTTATCGTTAGCATTAGTTTTATCTACTACTGTTTGACTAGCAGAAGAATTTTTATTACTTTTTGCTGTACGACGTTCCTGTTTTAAAATATCTTTCCAATATTCGCTAATATTTGAAATAGCATCTTGTCCAAAAAGTCTATACCATGCTAGTTCAACTAAAACTTTTGGATCATTTAAATCTTTAAAAAACTGACTATATCCATTAGTATCTTGTTCTAGTAAATATGATAATATTTTAGATTTTTCATCATCTTCAATAACTAAAACATCACTTTCTGGATCTTTATAATCAAAAGATATTTCTTTAAAATTAGAAACAGATTCAGTTAAAGCAGAACGAAGTTGATTATATTCCTCTTCTTCTCTTCTTTGTGCTTCTAAGGCAGCTTCTTTCTCTTTTTCCTTATAGTCATTTCGAATAATCTCAACTTTCTTTTTAAATAAATCTTCATTCTCCTTTGCTTTATCTAATTCATACTTTAATTCTTCATCTGACATACTAGTATATCTTGCTTTTAAATCTGCAAAGTATAATTCATCATCAGAATATGAATCTACATCGTAGTGTTGTTCTGGAGCATTATTATTTAATGAAGCTTTATATTCTTCAACAGCAGTCTGTTTAAAATAATCTATTGCTTGTTCTAGTGTAACTCCATTATTTCTAAGCCACTGTACAGTGTTTATTTCTGATTCAGATAAATCAGGAGTAGAAAGTTCTTTGAGAATTGTTAACTGTTCTTTTCCGCTTAAAGAATTAAAATCTACTTCTTGAATTTCTCCATCTTCTGTTTCATATTTAATCTTTGAAACATCTTCAATACCTTTCTCTTTTAAGAATTCTTCAATAGGATTAATATCTACTTCTTCATTTGAATCACTATTACTTTGATTCTCTAATTCAGGTTGACTAATCTCTCCTGTCTCAGTTGTACTAGATCCTTCTACCTCAACTTGCTCAGTTGTAGTAGTTTTATTATCTTCTAGTAAACTATCAAATAAATTTGGTAATTCTGCCATTAACTTATTGTTTCTTATTATTAATTTCACAAAATTAGACTTTTAAAAACTAAAATCAAAAGTAAATATTATTGTTTTTTTTGACATTAATTTTAAAAAAGATTTTATGAAATTACTTCTTGTTTTTTGTATCTATAATCTCTATAAATTTTGATTCTTTTTGTGAACTATATATATTGGAATTTACTACTGTAATTTCGCCTACAATATGTTTTCTTTGAAATCACCTTAGCGGTCAACACTTCCTAGGTTTAATTGTTTCTTTTTTATAATGAGAAATAATATAATTCTCGTTTATAAATTTAGGAGAAACTATTATTTCCGAAGGATACTTTAATTTTAGATTAAGAGAATAATATGGATCAATTAAAGTAGTATCAATATTTACTCCTTTTTGAAATACAGTATCAACAAGTCTGATAGTATCAGTTTTTGTTATTTCTACTTTTTGATATGCTAAAAATTGAATAGTTTTTGCTTTGATTTTGTTATCTTGAATGACACTATCCATTTTTTTCATAATAGAATCTTGTTGGTATTCAAATTGATCTAAAGTTAATTGTAAAATTCTATTCTCTCCATTTTTAGCAAGTAACTCAGTTTTATAATTACTTTCAGCAATACTATAAGCTTCTTTATTTTTTTGATTACTATGATATAATCAAACAATTATAAGAATTAGTATAGTATAAATACCTATATTAATCAGAATTTTTTTCACTCAAATCTTTAATTTTAACAATTAATGAGATCATACTTAGTTCAATCAATTTATTTTCATCATAATAATTGATTGTTTTATTTAATATATCAATTTGTTCTTTAGTGAACGTTATTTCTTTATCGATAGCGGTTTTAGTATTTCACGATATGTTTCCGTTATCTAGGGTTTTTAACTCAAATTTACTAATCTCATCTTCATCAAAACTCACCTTCTTAATTATATGCTCAACAGACATCATCTCAATTAAATTACCTTGTTTAATTGCTGTTTTAATCATTTGAGGTAAAAGAATTCTTTCTACTATATTAAATTTCATATTAGTCCTTATTATTTTAAATAGAGCCGTATATTACAAAATCTAACTCTTGATATATTCTAGCTCCATCTGTTTTATTAATTTGAAATATACATGTATTATTATATTTTTTTACTACCCGACAAATCACATCATTAATATCCATACCTCTATTTGGATCAGTAACTCAATACTCATAAGGAACAGGAGTTAAACTAATAGCATAATTAGTATGTCCTATATTGTGGTATATATATCCAAATCAGTTATTAGTTTGATTAACATCAGGATTTGATGCGTATTGATACTGTACACTCTGTACTTCTATATTAGGAGCCGAACTATATTTTGTTAAAGTACAACTAAAAGGATCTGATGATATATTTGTAGGTATAGAAATATGTCCTGAATATAATACAGCACTTGTGTTAGTTTCTCCGTTACTTAATGATCATGGACGGGTAGTTAAATTTGCTAATGGATTATATGTATATATTAATAATTGCGCTGTGTTTGCGGGAATAGTTAAAGTAGGAGAATCAACAGTAAATGTCCCTACATAGATAGATACAGAACCTGTGCTAACTGGTTTATATATAGTAATGTTTTTCCCAATATATTTATCGTTAGCAGCAGGTAATACAATATTTAACTCAGAACTAGTAGGTTTTGCAATTAAATTTATTTTTTCATCTATATAATATATTTGAGATGTTTCATCTAATATAGTAATATCCTCAAACAAAGCAGTTCTCGATTTAATACTGCCAGCGCTATTTCAATATAAATTTCCAAATCCAATTGAACCTACTCCTTCATCATCACTTTGAATACCATAGATATAATTACTCGTATAAGTTTTTGTATATACAGTAGATTGGGATGCAGCAGGCCCACTTTTTTTAGTTACTTTTATTTGAACTTCTTGAGCAGGCATATAATCTAGTACATTTGATTTTCAATCTTTAAATGTCAACCCTCCATCAATACTGTATTGACTTTGATATGTAAAACTATAATAAAGTGTAGAAGGAATACCTGAATTTCAAGTAGTTTTACTATATATTTCTACTCCATATATTGGAATTACTTCCATTTCGTTCCCAATAGCATAACATAAATCTGAAGCTCCTACTGTAGGAAATCGATCAGATCAATTATTTCGATCTTTAGAAAATAGTCATGCTGATCTATTTCCTATATGCATAGATATATCTGAAATAACAGCTCCAGACATTGTTCATGTAATATGCCCATTTGCTAATGAACCTCCTCCATCTTCATAAAATTTGGTCGATCCGTTTCCAAATTTAGCAGAACCAATATTATTTAGTTCAATTCTATATGAACCGTCGCTGTTTGGGCCAAGTTTAATATCTCCGTTAAGAATAATTAAACCTTCATTACTTCCTCCATCTAAATAAAGTGTACCTTCTTTATTTCAATAAATATGTCCTTGCGCTAAGTATCCAGATCCATCATTATTTAATAATATTCCAACTTTTCTATTAGAATTTGCATATGAACCAAGAGCAATACACCCATCCTTAATATATAAACCGCCACTATTATTTTGAGCAAACTCCTCGATTTGACCTAATATTGTTGTAGCTTCTGAAACATAATCTGGATTATAATCTCCTTTAATAAAAATTCCCATTCCAGACATTCTACCAAATACCTCATCATAAGCTAACCCATCTAATCTACCTAAACGTATTTTTATATTAGAATTATTTACATAGGGTTCATCAGTAATATCTTCGTTATAATCGTTTTTACTATAAGAATAATTAGTATTATCAATTACATCAATGTAAGGAGCCTTATAATCTGCTGAAGTCATATAAACTGCTCCACGCCGATCAGGATGAATAACATTATCAATTCGAACAAAAGTATCTCCTTCTTCAATTACTCCATTACTTTTACTAGATAATTTAATAAATACAGTTTTATTCTCTACACGAGTAACGACTCCTTCGATATTATAAATATTATATCCTACAGTTTTTTGTAATCTAATAACATCGTTAACTCAAAATACAGTTAAATTTGAAGAAGTCTCATCTTTCATAGTACATCTAACAATGTTATCATCAAAGTTTTCAATTACTCCATCAATATTGTAAAAACTATTATACAATGTATCTAAAAAATTAAGTATACTTAATTCTCCATATTGCGTAGGATATAATTCTTTAGTTTTGTTTCATAAAATTTCATTTGTAATAATTCCTTCAGGAGTTCTTCCTGTTAATAATGTTGTAGCATTATCAACCTGTGTTTTATTGTTAATATCAATTGGTATATATGGCTGATTTGAATAATCAGGTATAAATATATTATATCATTCTTCTAATGTATGTCACTCATTATCTAATGTTCCAAAGTTATAATCATTTTGTATAGAATCAACAATTGTATAGGATCAAGTGTTTGCATCATCGCCTGAATTAATTGTAGGAGAAAATTTATATTCTACTATAGCACTGTCTGAGACTCAAAAAGATCCATTAGTACATTTAATTCGATTAATAATATACTCATAAACACGCATTGCTTTACGTACGTTGATATAATCAATATCTAATGTACTATTAGCAAAATCTAATATTGTATCATTTAAAGTATTTTTATTATTTGTACTCTTTAAAATATTATCAATAAATAAGATATTTTTAATAGTTCAATTTCCAGAGATAGATTCGTTTTCTTCTTTTTTAGCAAATTTATCATCAGTATATCCATTTAAATACTGCGCATTTAAATTTTCTACTAATTGTTTAGAGTTAATAATAAATGGAGGTTCAGTAGTAGTTAGAATTTTAATTGGATTTTTTACAGTTAAATCTTCAATTTCTCAAGAACTACCAGTTTGTTTTACGGTATAAGGTCTATACTCTCCATTGACTGTAATATAGAATCCCCCATCTAGTGTAAGTATCACTTTACTATCTCCAGGATATGTTATAGAAGTAAGATCATCGCTACTTTCTAAAATAATAATATCAGGATCATTTTTTGAATCATTTGATGTATTGTCTAATCCAGTATTATCGTAGTTTAATTCATAATATTTATCTCTAACTCTTATATAAATTCGGCCAAAAGTATTTAATACTAAATCTTTACTTATTGAACCTACTGTTTCTGCATTTTTATGTAAAGCATCTGCCATAGAATTTTTATTTATAAATTTTGTACAAAAATACAAAATATTTAAATAAAAAAAAAGTTAAGAACGAATTCTTAACTTTTCAAATAATTATTCTTTAGGCTGTTCCTTTTCTTTTAACTGCTCTTCCAGTTCTGCTATTCTAGCTATTAATTCTTTATATTTCTCTTCTGTAACATTTTCTTGGGAGTTTCCTTTTACAGATTGAAATAAATCGTTGTATTTTTCATACAATTGTTTCTGTTTGTTTACCGATTCAAACATTATTCGATAAGAATCTACTTGAGATTTTAATTTAGTTTCTAAATCATCTCGTCTTAAATATATTTCTGTATCTCCGTCTTTTACAGATGTAGCATTTGCTGGAACGGTATATTCTAATACATTTCCAAATACTTCTACACGAATAGACATTATCTTTTCTACAGGTATATTAGGATTTCTAAACTCTCCTGGCTTTAGAGGAGGATCAATAGGATTTCCCGTAGTTAGAATTGTTCCTATATATAATTCAGGATTTTTTGTTATACTGTTAATATTTAAGAAGTATAACTTATCATTAACTTTTGAATTAGCAAACATAACCATAAAATATTTTAAAGTAAAAAGAGAAGAATACATTTACATATATCCCTCTCTTATGAAATCTAAATTCTAGCGTTCTTCTCTTTTATATCTTGTAACTTCATTCAAATAAGATTCTGGATTTAAACCTTCAGTTTTAAAGTAATCACATAAAATGCAACATACTTTAGCTAAATGAAAATTATAATCCATTTCTTCACTCTTACTTAAACGGCTTGAAGATTTATATGAATTATACTCATCTTCTCCTTCTAAAATTTTGCAAGCATCTGCTAAGTGATCTTTACAAACCATTAGAAGTTGTTTTGGATGACTAAAATATTTCTTAATGAGTTCAGGATGTAATATCATATTTATAGTAATTTTAAGCTGATGCACTATTTCTTATACTTACAACAATTGCGTGATTTCTTGTTCTTGCTATATTTGGAACAACATAATTACAATGATTAATAAATACATCATAATCGTAAGTTGCGCTTATCTGAGGTGCAGAAGCGCCTTCTTCTTGAGGCATAATAAAACACTCATACGTAGTTTTAGTACGAGTAACTTCTCTATAACCTACTAAACTTCTAGTACAGTAACTGAGATTTTGTACTACTTTAACTATAACAAGATAATCAGTATTGGTTGTTCCATCAGGATTTGTAAATGTAGCGGTATCTACTGAATCGACTGTTACTGTAATCTGATCTTCAATTGGTGAAGTAGTAACAATATTATCTGGTAAATTGAAAGCTAAAACTATTAGCTTTCGCTGAAGTGTGGCGGGACTTTCGTTGTTAGGATTTGAAACTGGAGTCCCTGTAACTGTTGGATTAGAACTAGTTGTTGCCATATTTCGTGAATAACATTAAGATAATATTAATTACGCACAACTACCACAACCAGAATATCCAGCATAACCTGCGCCATATCCAGCATAAGGATAAGCACAACTTACAGGAATTGCAGGCACTGGTTGTTTAGGTAATCCGCATTGAATATCCGAAAGCTCTTTCTTAATCGGATCAATCAATTCACGAATAGCTGCAGTTTGAGCCAATTGTGATAATTGATTACTATATTGTAAATTAAGATTTTGAAGGGTATCGATTTTCTGTTGCGTAAATAGATCCTTAATACCTTGGAATCCAGCTTGCATTGCAACAGTTTGATTACCAATTTGCTGTCCAACATTACAGAAACCGTTATTAATTGCAGTCATTAGCTGATTAGTTTGTGCCTGAACAGCTAATTGATCTTCATAACTCATTTTAGTTAAATTAAGATTAACTGCATCTATTGATCTCTGTGTAGTACAGCAACAATCTTGCATTTTGCTAATTATATTACTATCACCCATTTGGATAGCATTAATTACTCGTTCTGCTGAAAAACCAACATCGCAACCCACTTTATCAATAGCACCTTTAATTCCACAAATAGCGGAATTCAAAGTATTAAAGTCACAATTAAGATTAGTTGCTAGTTCTCTTAAAGCATCCCGATTTCCATCAATTGCTCGAATTGTTAAATTAGTATTTGCATCATTGTTTAACTGATTAGCTAAACCTTGTCCGTTTCCTCATTCTCCGTTGCCGTTCATCCATCTCATTATCCACATCCAAACAAGATACATAACATTTTGTTGCGAATATATCGTTTCCATATATTCTCTCTATATCGCTATAGAGTTCAGACTATATCATCACTCTTTAAATTTAAAGAGGCTCGGCGCTTCGATTTCACTTGAAATCTACTCCATAAGGATAGTCGTTGCACCTTTCTCTTAGTTTTATAAGAGACTTGGCTCAGGATTGTCTACGTGAGAGTTTCCCTGAATTCACCGAGTTTTAAATCCGCTTATGTATTATTGCAAATATACTTAAATTTTTTATAATACTTTATTAATATCAGTATATTTTAAATAGACTTGATAAATTTTTTAACGGATTATTTCACATAGCTGCTCCGCCAAACATTCCACCACCGTTAGCTAAAGCGGCTGTCTCTAAACATTTATTGTTATCTCGAAGTAATGCTACTGTTGCTGGATCAAGACTTTTATTATTGTTATTCATTAATGCAGCGACTAAATTAGCATCAAGACCACTTCCAGACGTAGGAACATAGTGTTTTTCAATCACATTTTCCATCATAATATAAAAAGTAAGGTTAATAAATATTATTACATATATGTAATGTTACAATTGCACTACAAATATAGAAATAATTTTATTAACCTTTTGCTTAAGTCAAAAAATATATTATGTTTTTATAATTTTTTTATATAAAAATCTAATTCAGTCGAAAACATATCATAATCATTTCGAAAATTAGAATCATTAAAGTATAATTCTTTTGCTTTATTACATCAATATACTACACTCGAATGTCCACAGTTAAACTCTTTAGAAATTAAATTAACTAAATTATCCTTGTCGTGTTGTTTTAAACTATAAAATTTATATACTATTAACTTTTTTATGTCTACAATATTACGTTTAGAACTCTTACTTAATATTTTATCTTCCGAAATTTCAAATAATTTACTACAGATACTAACTGCTTTTTTAAAAACTTGAGGAAAATATTTTTGATCCATTAGTATATGCTTATATATTAACAATACTTTTAAATTATTCTAGTATATCACATAGTTACTCTACTACCATTTCCTGAAATCATACTCCTAACCTCATAAATATTACCTGTACTTATTTGTCGAATCATTAATGTTCCAGATTCATTAGTTTTCATATAAACTTCCGCATCTATCGTAACTCCCGTTGTAGTTAAAGTAGCATTGTCTCCAGATTCATTAGTAGATTCTATTTCTGATGCTCCTCGGATAGACCATCGTTTATAATCAACTAGTTCTGTTCCTGAAATCGAGTATAGCATTAAAGAAGGATTAGCGTTAGCATTTTTTACCAAAGCGACTTTAATGTTAGCCTCAGTAATATTTAACGAAATATTTCCAGCAGCAGAAGTAAAAGTTCCTTTTACACTAGTTGGTTTTATATTTGATAAAAGTTTTCACGAAGCTCAAGTTTCATCTATTTTTTGTCTATTCCAAATATTATCGTTTGAATCTCAAGCTAATTGATTAACTACATTGGTTTTTGTAAATACAATTAATGTTCCTGAAAGATTATTAGGAGAATTACTAGTAGATTCTTCATAAGAGAAAGTTCCAGAAGATATTTTTTCATTGAGATCAGTTGTTGTATTTCCATTTATTGGAAAATATATACTAGAAAGCTCAAGTATATTTCGGATATTTATTTTTTCATCATCTGTTAAAGTTGAGATAGATGCGTTATATAATGATAATTTATCTATTTCGTAACTTTTTTCAGATTTAAATATTCCTGTTGTATTATCAAAACTATCTATTTTTATAGAATTATTTATAACATAATATACTAAAATATCATCAGTTTTATATAGATTAGCTAATACTGTTCCATTTAATGTAATATATTTAATAGCTAATGTTTCTTCGGAACTAATACTATCAAATAATAATTTATTTGCAGTAGCGTCAGCTCCTGTAGCTGTCGTATAAGTAATAACAGATAAATTATTTTCTTTTAATTCATCTTTCGTAGCAAGATTTGAAATATCAGGTAATTCAGATTTATCTGCTTTACTTGCTAACACA